GCAAGTTCTTGTTTTTGCTGGTGCCGGCTGAGGGACTCGAACCCCCGACCCTCTGATTACAAATCAGATGCAATAGGACGTATTATCGTTATTTTACAGAGCTCTAACACTTTGGGTGAATGCGAACCGCGTCCCAATACGAGCAACACGATGCATTTCTGCCCACAAACCGGAACATTCGCATGATCACTTCAGTGAAGCGCCTCGCATCGGGTAGGGTCGCCTACTACGCTTATGCCGATAAGGGTGGTCCGCTTTTGGGGCGTGGCGAGGGGGACAACAAGAGAGAGGCGCGCAGAGACCTAAACAGACAGCTCCAAAAATCGAATAGTCGAAGAGTGGCTGCCATTCGGAAGAAAGGCGCCAAGAAGACACGAGAGGAGCTGCTGCGCTCCGAACTGAGGGTCGCGGTCAGCGCCGCTCGTTCTCGGGCCGCGAAATCCGGAAGGCCGTTTGATATTGACCCGGATTGGGCGGTTCACGCGATGGAGGCGGCTGAATACAGGTGCGCGCTTACTGGTATCCGCCTTGAGCCGAGGGCGCATTATACCGGCGATTCCCATCGCGGGCCGTGGAGCATATCCCTAGACAGAATAGATAATGCTGGCGGGTACACCAAGGACAACGTTCGGATAGTCTGCTGCGCCATTAATATCGCCATAAACGAGTGGGGTGAAAACGTCTTTGAACGCGTTGCCAGGAACTTCCTGAATCGGAAGCCCCAATGACTGACCGCGCTCCCCTCCCCGTAGAGACGAGAGTTGAGTTCAAGACAGCAGTTAAGAGGGCTGTTCGGGAACGTTCGGGCGGGCAGTGCGAGAGCCACCTGATCCCGCGTCACATGTACGGGCTGCCGGAGCAGTGCGGTAACGATGCGGCTGATTTCGATCATATCACGCCGTGCGCGGCAGGGGGAGATAATAGCGCCGAGAACTGCGCTTTTCTCTGCAAGCCATGTCACAAGCTCAAGACCCTGGTGGACAACGCGATGGCGAAGAAAGCCAACCGCCGTCAGGGCAAGACAGGGCAGCAGGCCCGGCGCAAGCGGAATGGCTCCAAGCTCCAGTCCAGAGGCTTCAGCAAGGCCCCTGCTGGATACGTATCACCGTTGAGTAAGAAGCACCCAAACTACAGGAAAGGAAAATTGGGATGAGCGACAAGACAATCGAGGAAATACGCCAATGGATTGGCACCGGAGATGGAGTGGATCACCCACTTCTTGACTGGATGGGCAGAGAGTCCGAGCACCATATGCCGGAAGGCACATGGCTTTGCCAGAACACCGTGCTGCCCGATCCGGTAGCTGGCGACGAGGACCCGAACATGAGCTTCACGCTGGCCTTTCATCGCACAACACGAGGCGACTGGGCTGAGCCGGGCGATTACGTCTGCAAGATGTCAGACGGCACATTCGAGGCGCGCAAGAAGGAACTGATCGACCTGCTCAAACAGGATGGTGAGCCGTGCTTCTATTCTCGCGACTATCGCGATGTGCTGACCGCGCGTCGCAATGCCAACCCTGAATTGGAGTTCGCATTCAAAGATCGCCATCTTGACGAAAAGCGCTGGAGATAACCCGCAACCAATGGCCGCCCAAAGGCAGCCGCAAGATTCAATCTAGAGGATGGAAGTGAAATGAACTGGATAGAACTGACACGCACTGAAGCCGACCCTGACCCTGACTACGACTCTTCGTCGCCCATAATGGTCAACGCAGACAGTATTGATTTCACAGAGGACTTCGATGGGTACACTGTGATTGTCATACGGGGTGGACGTCAGATCACGGTGTCCGAAAACTCGAAGGAAATCATCTCCCGCACTATACGTGGAGAGTGAGCTGCGGGGTGGGGGACTTCTTTGCAGAAAGTGCAAGAAAGTCGCTGCGGGCCGGGTCAGTCGGTGATGTCTTTGGAGGCTTCCTTGACATCTTCTGTGATCTGCTCAGCAGCGTCAGCAATAGGCTTTGTGACGATGCGGGTCATGTCGGCGGCAACTTCGACGGGGGCGAGAGCGGTTTTCAGAACGTCATCTGCGACGCCAGCGAGGGATTTGAAAATGTCCATTTCTGCCTCCAGCTTCAGCCCGCACACCCTACCACAATCCCCCGCAGATTCAAGGAATTATCTCGCGTAAGTGTACGGAATATGATAGGATAGGAACATGGAAATACTAATTATCTTGGCCGCGCTCTGCGCCCTGTTTATCTTCCTCTCATGGAGGGAATCGGACGGCCCGAAACACAGACGGTGGAAGCGGGAGATGAGTAGACAGAGCGAGCGGCGAGCCGACGCCATGAGTGAGTTGGCTCAAATCAAGTTCGAGGGCGGCAAATGGTACGGCTGGCTGAATGACCTTGACCCCGCCGAGGAAGCGCTGCTCCGGATGGGCTACATTTCCTTTGAACCGTCAGATGATCAACCCCCTGTTACCAAAGATCTATGGGGCAGACCTGCTGGCGCAGGAGGCTGGTTTCGGATAACGGCTGCCGGTCAAAATGCACTCTCTGACCCCGCAATATGATAGGATAGAGAGAGGAGAGAATGATGGATCACGAGCTTACACCAGACGGCGAAAGCACCGCAAAGTGGGCTATTCGAGAGCAAGGTTTTTTGGGCGCGACCAAGCAGCTTACGCACTGCGCTCGATGCGGCAACGAACCCGGAACCACATGCACCGAACCCGCTCATTTTCGTGACATATTTAAACCAACCATCCACCGCCTTTGTGATGATTGCTTTGACGCCCTGCCAGACTAACCGCACACCAAGGAGCCCACACAATGAATAGACTGGAAGAGAGAGTGGCGGAGGCGTTCTTGCTGACCAAGCAGGCTGGCGAGGAGCATCTCGTGTCGTTAGACCGTCTTCCACTATATCAGCAAAAAGGGTGGACGAAAAAGGCAGCCGATTTCCTATCCGCCCTTGAAGCCCAAGGGCTTAAGATCGTGCCGGTGGAGCCTACTGAGGCTATGCTGGAGGCTGGCTTTGAACTGATGGGCGGTGGGTCTGCGTTCGTCTACGCCGCAATGCTCAATGCTGTGGAGGGGTGAATGGAAATCGACATGGACGCAACTCAGAAGCTACGCGATCAGGAGTGGCGCGACTTCATTGAGCAGCCGACCTATAAGCAGGTATACGAAATGATGCGCGAGCAACAGGAGCGGATCGCCAAGATTCGCGGGAAAATGGTCGAGGCTGCGCAGCGCGATCAGCGGGAGCTATACAACAGGCTGTCGGAATCTCTCCTTGCCCCACAGAAAACCGTAGATCAGTTAGCGGCGACTTTAGGTGACGCCTTTGCGATGAAGCACCCGAGCCCGATGGTCATCATGATGCCGACTAAAGCAGACTAACTGGCTCCGGCACTGACTGGCACCGAATAACCTGCTCAGCAGCTATCCTCTGAAAGAACAGCCTTTCATCTATAGAGCATGATTTGGAGTCGCCGCGGGCCGCGCGTTCTGACTCTTTGTTGCAGTGGTGTTCCTGTTGCCCCCACTTTTCCAGATCCATCAAGTTAAGACTTGCGCCATCCGCGAAACTTTAACAGATTTGATGCAGACCCGGAGGTAGAAAATGGCTTACCCATCAAGTGAACAGGATGCCGAAGCGTTTGGCGCTTTAGTGCTTTTGGGCGTGATTGCCTTGCTAGGAGTCGGCGCTATTGCGGGCTTTGCCTGGCTGGTGGCGACCGCATCTGCATAGGTTGCTAATCAGGCGACTGGAGTGAAGCCTCTCCCTTGAGGGCGTCCAGTTCTCTCCGCAACGATTGTATCTCCCGCACCATCGCCGCAATGGTCTTTGGGTCGGCATAAGTCATGGTCTGCATGACATCGCCGTCTTTCTCACCCGTCACGGCAGCCGGGCTGCTTTCCGCATACTCATGGGCAATGAATCCCCAGCCTTCTTCGCCATCGCCATCCCAATGCCAGCTGCGCGGACGGAGGCTCATCAGGTGGTTGCGCGCGCTGAGTGGGTCAAGATCTACCGCACCCGGCTTACGGCGATAGTCTGATGACGTGTTGTAGGCTGTAGCTGAGCCGGTGACTGAAATAGAACCCACGGCTGTCGTGTCGCGATAAAACTGCTGTATGGTCCCATCGGATGCTGTGCGCCTCAGATACAGGGATGGGCCGCCGTTTTTGGACAACTGAATTGCATTCTGCTGGATAAGCGCGCCTTCATGCGCCCCGGTCAAAACAGAGACAAGGCTTCCTGTTCGAGCGCCCGCGCCCCCGATCTTGACGAGGCCGGAGCCGTTTGGCTCCAGGGAGATGTCCCCATTTGTAGACAGCCTCTCAATCGTCCCAAGCGTGGAGAAGTCCAGCCCGTTGCCGAGGTTTTTACCAAAGGGGCTGGAAGAGTTCGTCGCATCAAGCACAACCTGTCGCGTAATCGTGGCTGAGCTGACAATATCGGGAGTTGTCCCCCGATAGGCGTTACCAATCGAGACGAAGTTCTCGATTGTCCCGGAAAGATCAACCTGCCGGTACTCGTTAAACTCGAAATCATTTCCTATCAGGATCAGCGAGTTGAGCGTGCCTGCGCAGCGGATCGCGCCGGATGTTGCCGCCGTGCCGAGATTGCGGAACTTGCAGCCGATGAAGGTGAAGTCGCCGGTGCCGACCCCGGAGATGTTGACCGCCCAGCCGGTCGAGTTCAGGAACGTGGAATTGCTTACCTTGACGCCTACCAGGTCTTCCTGAATATCCCACAAATCGCCGGTAACATTTGCAAACGAGCAATTTTCAAAATGAATATAGGTTCCGGAGTTGCCATAGGCATGCGCCGGCACCGTCAGCAGGTGCGCCGGGGAAATTCCCCCTGCAAGTGCGGCATCCACACCATCGAAATAGATATTGGAAAACGAGATATGCCCGATGGCGTCCGCCTTCGTCTTGAACAAGCGGATATGCGCTTCATCATGGAATGCGATATACCCCTGGTCAAACGTAAACCCATCGGCGGAGTTGATGTCGATGGCGTAATCGGGAGAACCGCCTGCAAGTATGATATTCGAGAACTGGCAGGTATAGGCCGTTTGGAAGTTGCCACCTCCAATATCCTCGCTTTCCGCCTTCAGCGCCGTCGAATTAGCCTGCCCAATGTTGAGCCAGTGATCAAACCGGTTGAACTGTCCGCCTGAAATCAGCAGGGTCACCTCAGCATTGAATGTGCGGAAGTTCTTTGCCTCGAATTGCTGGCACTGGCGAACCCAAAGGGCAACCGACCCGGCAACACCAATGTCTCCAGATGAGTAGCCAACAGACAGGTCTCGAATGCCGCAATTATCAAGGAAGCCGGACGATACACCGGCGGTTTCCGGCTGGAATGTAAGTGCCGGCGCATCCGTGTCGGCAGAAATAATATAAGAATGCGCCCGCCCGGACCCCTTGAGAACAATATTGGGTTCCTCGATAACCCAGTTTCCCGAGATCTTGAAATATTGGGGGATAAGGATAACCCCGCCAGTCGGCCTGTTCGCCGCCAGCCACGCAACAGCCGCCTGCCCCGCCGCCAGTCGGCCTGCGTCCGTATCGGTTGCCAGGAACCAGAGAACATCGACCACATCATCGGACCTCTGGATGCGGCGGGCATATTTCGTGCCGCCACCATTGGTCAGGGCGACGACTATGCCCTCACCGGGGTCTGCCGCCAGCGCGGCTGTCACGTTTCCGCTCGTGTCGCTTACGACTCGGAATACACCCCCGCCACCATCGCCTGCTGCAGTGCGTCCCAGCACCGTAATCACATCGTCCGCCTGTGGGTTCTCAATCGCCGCCAAGTCTGATTTGGTGTCAACAAACAATTTTCTAGCGCGAAACGTGTCCGTGCCGGTGGCTTCGATATGGTCGCCGTCAGCAACATCGATGCCTGCAATGCCGGTCAGCGTTGCGTCTGCATTCTGCTTCGCCGCAAGATCGCCAATGGCGGCAGCGGCAGCAATAATATCTGCGATGTTTGCAGAAACCGTGCCTATATCATCATCGCCAGCGAGGTCTGCCGCAACCGTGCCGATCGTATCGGCGCCCGTCAGGTCAGCCGCAACGTCCTCGATCGACTCCACGTAAGGGACCAGGGCTGCCGTGTTTGTGAGTAGGCTGTCAGGGTTCTCGATGAAGGCATATTCCGGAGCCGCCGCCGTACCCGTCAGGTACATGATCTTGTCGATCGCAGCTTCCATCGGCACATTGTCTGGCAAGGCATCCGTGCTGAAAGGGGTCAGTCTTACAGCCGTATCCGCCTTGCGGGAAACCTCCGCGACGAACTTTGTTATCTCATCGAACCGCGCCTCCAGCGCTTCAGCGGAAAAGCTCCCGCCCGCAACCAGATCCAGAAGCTGCTCGATAGTGCCTTCCCGGAAAACGAACAGCCGCTCTGTCGTGAGCAGGCCCGTTTGCGGGGAGGTCAGCGTGATCGCATCCGTTGAGCGCGTGAAGTCTGTGTCCTCCACCAGAACGCTCGGCTCCGTATCCGTGACCGTCGAGTATCGCAGGACATGGATCGTATCATCATCTGACGCGATGGATGTCCCGCTCTTGATAAGCGAGAACGGACCCAGATTGCCGGGCGAAGACGTGCCGGCAAAGGCAATGGCGGGAGTAACGCTGGATGTGGTCATCTATTTGAGGCCGGAATCCGTCTTCTCAAGATTCTTGCGGGCGCGAATATAGGTCATCGCCGCAAGTGTCCCGGCAAGGCCGACCGCAATCGCCTCACTGAAGGGCAGGAAGGACAGCAGGGGCTTGGAGACAACGAAAACCGCGCCCCCGACCACAATCGAGACAATCGCGTCAGTCGTGACGCTGTAGGATTTGTTGAAGAACTTGGTGACTTCGCTCATGGGGGTGACCCTCCTTCATGAGCAAACAGTAAGGCGAGGGCTGTAAATGCTGGAGGAACGCGCCATCAGCCCTCAGGATAGCAGACCCGGCTTTGCCAGTTGGCAATGCGAGCGTGCTTCAGCTCCAGCCCCTCCGGGCAGTTCTCTCCGTGGCACTCGCCGGGCAACGTCGCAATCTCAAGATTGGAGCAAAGTCGCACCCCTGCCTCCATTCGGGTCAGGGCGTAGCGGATATGACTGGGCGCAATCAGCAGCAGCGTTGCGATGCCAAGCACACCAAGCAGGACAAAGAAGTTTCGGCGCAGAAACTCCAGTACAACACGCGGCTTCGCCAGCCCTGTGACGTCGTAGGATTTGACCGGCTTGACAGACCGGTCGGCATCCCGCGCGATCTGTTCAGCCAGGCTGGTCATTCCGCAGGGCACATCTCTCTGAACTGGGCATCATTGCCGACAATGTAGGATTTCACCCAAGTGGGAGCGGCCCGGTATTGGTCATCGGTCACGCCAATCATCAGATTGCCCGCCTCGTCTGTCCACGCGATATGACCCAGCTTCTGTGGCGTCTGGCTCAGGCAGAACTTCACCTTGGCCTTCTCGACGGCCTCAGCCTGGAGAGCGGTCACGTCCAAAGATGCTGGCGTATTGTTCGTCTGACATGCTGTCAGGGTCGAGAGGGCCAGCAAGATCACGGGCCTCAAGAGCGTCATGCGCTTCATCTTCCAATTCCTCTTCCATGTTGTTGATATAGTCCTTGGCGCGGGCGCGATCTTCTGCGGCTCGCTTCTCATTCTTCAGACGCTCAAGCTTTCGTATCTTTGCGTCATGCAACGCGAGCCACGTAAGAAACGCCGCCAGACCGGCCCCGATCCCTGCGATCCAGCGAGCAACCGCGCTCGCCTTGAACACCCCCCCAATGCCGGAAAGCCAAGCCATCACACTTTCGGTCCCTCAGCATTCTCGCGGCCATAGTCCGCAATCTTCCCCCCGGAAATGATGCGCCAAACGCCATATGCTGCGACCATCATAGCGAGCGCAAAGAAGCACCCGAGAATGAAGGTCGGGCTCTTGTTTTCGGCAAACTTTGCGATGTCGTTCGCGTAAGGCATCGCCCACCCCAGCACACCCCCGGCGCCTGTCGCAGCGATCGCAATTTCCTTGCCAGCAGTTTTCTTCGCCAAGCCCCTATGAGTGGTGGACTCCTCCATAGCCTTCGGCTCTTTTGCTGGGTCCAGATTGGGTGTAACCACCACCTTCTTCGGAACAACCACCGCAGCATTCGACTTTGCCTTCAGCTTCGCAGTCTGATCCTTGTTCAGCCATGCCGTCTGCTGATCCGCGCTCATGTCGTCCCAGTTTTCCGGCAGCACCAATGTCTTGCCCATTACAGCCTCCTTCTCACCCAGCATCTTCGGCGCCGGCAGCGGATGATTGCGGGCAACCCGAAGCACATCCGCCCACGGGGTCTTGTATGTCACCCGATCGCGCCAGCCATAATCAGTCTTCTCCGACACGGACTCCAGCTCGATCACGCTTTCATCGCACGCATCCCGCCAGTCTAGACCCAGCGAGAGACACGCTTCCGATAGATGTCGACGATACAGTCCACGATAGGCGCGCTTCCACACCTTCCCCTTGGCAAGCAAGACGCCATCCGGCCCATATTTCGGCGTACCGCGTACCGTGCCGTCAGAGTTGAAATCGTTCTGCACGGTGGCGTAAATCCAATCCCCGAAGTGATAGGCCGCATCCTCCCAGCGCTCGGCATTGACCATGCGCAGCACAGACGAGTCCTCAAACGCTGCCAGCCCGATATTCCACGCAAGGAACACGAGCGCATCAAACTGGTACTGGTTGAGCTGCACCTCCTTGCTGACAAGGCGAAGCACACCGGCCTCGAACTTGCGCAGGGTCTGCGTCGATGCCGCAGCATATTCGGCTGGGGTCAGGCTCATACCCGGCCCAACCTTTCGCCCGTCCGGCAATGACGTGAGGCCATCCCCGATCTGCCAATTGCCCGCCGTGTCCTGATGGGCGTCAAGGTTCAGCCCAAGGGGCGGGCGCTCATACTCGATATTCAGGGCCATCCCAATGGCGCTTACGGTTGGACTCATGATGCATCTCCCTGCCAGAGAATGCCGCCATCCTCATCCAGCATACGCAGGCCAGACGGCACGGCCTCAAACGTGATATTCACCTCAGCGGATTTCGCGGGACCGGGTGCGATATTGCACCTGTACGTGCCCAGGAATTGATTGTCGGCAGCGACAGGATGCTCGCCCTCGTAAACACCGATCGCGATTTCCGACATGCCTTCACGGACATTGGTGAACTGGACGGGCAGCAGCGAACCCACCTTGTCCCCACTGTCGAACACGATGGAGTATCCCCCACCCGGAACCTCAATGCCCACGGGCACAGACAGGATGTCCTCATAGTCCAGATCCATCAGGCGCCCATCCTTGCGGGCCGCCCAGATCGCAGCGCCACGCGCGACGATCTCGTCCGGATTCAGCGTCTTGCGCGGGGCCTTGCCATTGAAGAACGCCTTCACGGCCTCCTGCACCAGAGGCATCCGGGTCATGCCGCCAACCATGACAATGTGATCAATATCGCCTTTGGCGCGCTTGGCCTTCTGCAAGACCGTGGCGGTTTTCTCCAGAGCAGAGCGGACTTCCCGCTCGACCATGCTTTCAAACTGTTCGCGTGTGACCGTCTCGCTGATGCCGAGCGGAGAGCCTGCATCATCCGCGTCGATATTGGGCAGGGTGATCTCTGCCGTGTCCAGCCGGGTCAGGCGCTTCTTTGCCTTCTCCGCATGATACCGCAAGGCCAGCATAGGGATGGGACGGACAGTCAAGTCCCGGCCATGCTTCGTCTTGAACCGATCGACCAGATAGCTCACCAGGCGCTCATCAAAGTCCACGCCGCCAAGGTACATATCGCCATTCGTTCCCAGCGGATCGAGGCTCCCCCGCCCCGTCTGGAGCACAGCAACGTCAAACGTGCCGCCCCCCATGTCGAACACGAAGATGTTGTTGAACCCGTCCACATCGACACCGCTGGCAATTGCCGCAGCCAGAGGCTCGGTCTGGAGGCTCACCTCCTCGAACCCCGCCATCCGCGCAGCCCGCTCAGTTGCCTCCTTCTGAGGCCCCATGAAATAAGCTGGTACGGTCATCATCACGCTCGTGACGGGCTGGTCCAGTTGGTCCTCAGCCGCCGCTTTCAGCTCAGCAATAATCAGGGATGACAGGTATTCCGGGGAGTAGACCTTGCCGTCACGCCCGCGATAGCCGACATATCCGCCCTCGCCTTCAGCAAGTTGGGCGCTGCCCATATCAATGTCATCATTCCACTTTCGGCCCATCTGGCGCTTCATGTGGCGGAAGGTAAACTCCGGATTGCGCAGCACTTCCCCAAGGGCCAGCTCTCCCGTTACGAACGAGCCATCCGCCATCTGGGAAACCGCTGTCGGCATGACAGTGCCGCCAAGCGGCAGGGAGATCATCTGCACATTACGCCCATCATGGAACGCTGCGCAGGAATTGGTGGTGCCAAGGTCGATACCGATGGTAATCATTCTGCTGCCTCCTGAAGTTCCGCGCTGACGACATCATCCATAGGGATGCGAACCTTGCCGCGACGGGCGTAGTGCGCGCGAGCGAGACCGGGCTTCCGTTGCGGGGGAACCTCCTGATCGATGTCAAATCCGTCAGGCTGGCGCGGGCCACCCGCGCCACTTATTTCCTCTTCTTTTTCAGGGCTCTGCGTCTCTTCGTCATTGGCCGGTTCCGCCGCGTCTTCTGCATCTGGCGCTTCCGGCGGGTCGGACGGTTCCGTCTCGGCATCAGTGATTTGCTCCTCCGGGTCATCCTCCTCCTTGGCGGGCTGGGGAGTTGTGAACGCCGCCGCTGTGCCAGTTGCGGTCGACGTCATCAGGAACGCCCAGACGCCGAATGATCGGGCGCCCTCGAACGCTATCAGGATGACGTGCATCCAGACCGTCCTGTACTCCACCTCATCAGCCTGCGTGCGCAACTGAATGGCTTCAAGTCGCTTGGCGTCCGATGGAGACAGCGCCACGTCAGACGCATCCTCCACAGTTTCTTCTGAAACGGTTGGGTCAATCAGCGCGTCAATGATGGCGATACGGCGATTGATCGCCTCGCCTCGCGCCTCCATTGCCATCTCGGTAAGCTCAGCGCGAATGCCGTCGATAGGACCAGTATAGAGCCCCATTGCCTTCAATCGGGTCTGCGCCTCTTCAATCCGCACATTGGACGTCATGAGGTCCAGCTCAAGCACCAGCCTCGCCTTCTCTTCCCTCAAGGCCCGCTTGTCTTCCTTGCTGTCATCCCTGTCCTCGGTGGCGTTGGCCTTCAGCGCGATAGCTGTTTCGTCAGCTATGCGCGCCTTCTCCCGCAACTCGGAAGGCGTTCCCACAAAAACATCCGAGAAGGATTGCTGGATCGCCAACTTCCCATTCTCAATGCAGGCCCAAACCAGCACGACGAAGATCAAGACGCCCGCGATGCGCCGAACCCATGTTCGCGCCAGAACGACCAGCCCGAACACGACCGCAGCAAGAATTTCAGCGCCCGCGACACAGACCGTATAAAACCAGTTTCCATCAGACGCATGGTGCGCGCCCGTTGTGTTCAGGAAGCACAGCCCGATCGTGATGATGACGATGCCAGCCGCAGCGATACGCTTCAGCCAGATACGCTCTGCATCATTGTTCCCAGCAAATGCCATCAGCGCGCATCCCCATCCATATCCAGCTTCACGCCCGTATCACCCCCGCCAATGGTCAGGCTTGTCGTGAGCCCTTCATGGTGAATGGTCACGGTGATGTAGTCCCGGCTGACCAACTGGCCGGCGCCCGTGTCGAACACCATGCGGTCATCCTGGAACGCGATAGAGATGCCGATGCCCTTGATACCCCGCCCAGCCATGTAATCCCGGATTGAGCTGCGCACCGCGTCTGTTACCGCGTCCAGCGCATGAGGTGTGTTCAGGTCCAGCATGAGCCCCTTGCTCGTGTAGGGGGACTTGCCCGCCCACTCGACCAGCAAGTCTTTCAGAAGCTTCCCTGTGATCAGCATGTCATCCATGACCCATCTCCTATTTTCCCGAAAAGAACGGGATGCCCCCGCCAATGATGTTGAACGCCCGAGCCTCGCCAGCATTGCCCCCGAAGAACATCCACAGGATGGCCAGCACCCCGACGGCTGTTTTCCACCAACGGGCGCGACGGTCGGATTCCTTCTTTTCCCGCGCTTCGCGCTCTGCCTCATACTCCTTGAACCGCTCATCAATGCGGGTCTCACAACGGGTCAGAGCCGTGTTCAGTGCCGTTTCAATGGCGACGCTCTGGTCCTTGCCCATCTCCCGCAATTGGCGGGACAGGTCCGCGCCCATGCGCTCGATCTGTTCGGAGAACTCCCCACGCATGTCCGATCGCATTCGTCTCAGTGTCTCGTGATTGGGCGCATGATCGAACCGCGCCTCCAGACGAACCACGCGGTCACGAACCTCCCCGACCTTGCCCTCAGTCTCCATCAAGCACCTCGAACGGAAAATCTGGCGTGCGCTCATAGATGATGGCGCGCGTGCACAGGAACTGCCCGGCCACAGCCACGGTTGAATCACCGGGTCTGGCAAAGCGGGGAACCTCAAAATCAATCGATCGATCCAGCAGGCCGACAGGCGCATCCCGCTTCACGCCGGAATGCTGGTTGATGCGGAAGCCATTGCCCTCGCCGTCCCGCAGGATCAGGTGCAGCGTATCCGGCTGGAGCCTGCACGGGTCGCGGGTCTTGAGCATCGAGAATGTCAGATTGCCCACATCGCCCGGCGCGGCAGGTGTGTAGGTGGATTCCGACTGGGAGAAATCCATCACGGATCGATACTGCCAACGCCGATTGCCCTCATAGGCAACCGCCAGAATGATCAGGATCAGCCAGCCATGCCGGAGCAGCCACTGGTACACATTAGCCACCGCCCCCTCCACGAAGCTCGAACTCCAGCTTGTGAAGCGCATTCAGGCGGGCCTGCTGCACAGCGCTCCCGCCAGTGATATTCACAATGTCTGAAATGTCGCGGTATTCCTGGCTGAGACGCCCACGGGTCACCTCATAGGTCTCGCCGGGCTTCATCTCCGCGCGGAAGGCGGCAGACGGCTTGTCGCGGTGCAGGGTCTCCTTCACACGCTCGACCACCTTGACCACCTTCTCAATGACGATGGGCTCAGGCGGTGTGCGGTCTCTGGGGGTCAGGCCCTTGAAGAACGCGATGCGCTCCGCCTTCCAGTGAGCGCGGTCCTTGCAGTCTTCTCTCTTGGGTGGGGCCTGTCTCTGCATGACACCGAAGTAACACGCAGGCTGTATATTCTGAGGGAATGGAAAAGCCCGCCACTCGAAAGTGACGGGCCGTAAGTTCCCAACAGGAGGGCCGGTTATTACCCCGGCTCAATGGCTCCAAGGCGTCAATTTCTCCACCTGTCCGCTGCATGAACCATTGACGTATGAGACTGTTGCGACCCTACTTCCTTCTCAACACGCCAAATGACGCGGCCTCCTACCCAAATGCCCCGCCAGTCGAAACTGGTCGGGGCTGCTCTCCGTCCAAGGAGAGGACTGGCCGCACGCGGCTCAGCGGGTTTCGTTAGGAGGGCCGGGCGTTAACCGGCTATCCGTTAGTCTTTTACCCTTCCAGAAGAGCATTCGGGCATACCCTTGCGGGCCCCTAGAAACCTTGTCTGGAGGGCGGTACGAAACTGCGCGCCGGGTAGACAACGCCCGTTAGCAGATCCGCCGCGTGTCTACTTTCCACGCCGCCTCCTACCCTATGTATAACAGAAAACCCCGCGCCTCCAAACAGGAAGCACGGGGCTGATTGGTGCCAAATGCCGAGGACTCGAACCCGGAACCGTCCGCTTACAAGGCGGGTGCTCTACCAATTGAGCTACACTGGCTTAGATAGGGTGATCAGAATCTCCACCGCATTCGCAGCATTGACCGCCGCCTGCGAGAAGCGCATGGCCTCTGCGCCGTCTTCTGCTTGATCCGCTTTCTCGATCAGGCTCTCGATATGCTTTTTCATTTCCTTGCTCATGGGTTCTACCTCCATTGTGAGCTATGGATGAAAACCCCGCGTCTCCAAACAGGAAACACGGGGCCTGCCTTCACCGTGGGGGGGGGCTGGGGGGCTGATGGGTCCACGGCTTCAGCATGGTTAATATAGGGGAAGGTCAGTTGATGGGGGGTGTTAGGGGCGGCTCAGTCGCTCCAGCGCACGCTCGCGACACGCATCATCCTCAAGGCAGGCGTTGATCGCGGCCATGTTTTCCTCAATTCGGTCAAGGCTCTTGCTGGTTGCCTCCAGATCAGCCTCGATTGCGGCCCGGTTGGCCTCCATGTCGGAAAGTATCTGCCGGACTTCATCCGGATTCCGGTCTGCCGTCTTCAACGTCGCTCGCGCAGCCTGAATATCGCTCAGCCGGTCAATTGTGATCGCCGTGATGTTATAAATCATCCAACCGGACAGCGCCATAAAGACAACGGCAAACGCGCCCACCCGCCACGAGGGCTGTTTGGGGCAGGCATCCACAAGCTCGAAACGCTTATACATTCTTGCGATGTCTTCGTCGGTCATTCTGCCCCCTCCCCAGCGAGGACTTCCGACTGAAGGCTCCAGAACGCTTTCGGGGGACTGATTGCTATCTGCGCCATCATGGACAGGGACTTCACATTCCCATACACCAACCAATCCGCCAGGATTAAGAACGGGGTGAATATCAAAAATCCGGCGCAGGTCAGCACCAGAGCGCCCAACACAACCGGAACGCCCAGAATCCAGAGCAAAACCAAGCGAACATAGATCATTGCCCAACACCCCACGATCGCCCGACTTCCTTGTCGGCAAGCTCTAACGCCTTGCGAATCGCTCCAGTTTTGGTGGTTCCAAAGTGGTTCATGATGGCCTCTATCCGAGCCTGATCTTCCTTCTCGGCCACGAATGAGATGCTCGCGGCCCCTCGTTTTTCCAGCGTTTTCTTGCGGTATTTCTTCATGCGTTCGTTCATGCAGGCACCATAGCAGAAAAAAAATCCCTGTCTACATGTTGACGTCTACATGTATACGAGCTATATTAACCATGTTGGCAGGGAATTACCGGCAGGTGCCAATCGAAATGCTCCCTCTCGCTGTTTGAAAATGAAGAGACACCCGGTGCCGGAGAGGGCGTTACGCGCTCTGCCCCGCCCCGGTGGGGCGCTGGCGGGTACGAGCCGCCAGACACCGAGCCTTTCGGCTCTGCTTACGGAGAAGCACCATGTCACAATCTAAAAACTCCTCACGCTTTCTACAAGACTTCGAGGGCCGCAAGGTCACGGCAATCGCCATCATCGTTGCGGCTTTCGGGTCCGCCACTCTTAACGTCTACGGCGCATCACAGATGTTTCCGGCACTGCTCACCAGCATCGTGTTCGGGACAGTGATTGCATCAGGCGAGGTCATCGCAGCGCTGTCGCTTCGGCACATCGTTGCGGATTATGAGAACAACCGATTCTGGAAGGCTCGCCTATCCAGCATCATCCTGGCACTTGCCATTACGGGATGCGTTCTCAGCGGTCACAAGGCTTTCAGCACATTGTTCCTTGAGGCCGACGCCAACCACAAAGCCCTTCAGGGCCGCGCTGATGCGGCTCAGGGCGTCGCTGACGAGTACAAGGCAATTTACATTGCCGACGACTCTGAAATGAACCTCGCACGTTATGAGAGCCGCCAGAGGACAGCAGACACCAAGAGGCTTGAAGCTTTGAAATCTGCCCCACCCCCTGAAGGCATCATCTACATCCTGCTCGCGCTGTTCGAGCTGGTGAAGATCGGCGGGCTCTATGCACTGGCCACCCCTTCCACGAAGGGACTGACCAAGCCACAGCGCCGCGCACTGAAGCGGAAACAGAAGTTGCAGGACAAGAAGGCCATTGCAGACTTCGAGCGCAAGCTCGCGGATCTGGACGATGCCGACGATAACGTCATCCCGATGAGAGCTTAAGCGTGAACTTGCCCCCGGAGCCTTATGGTTTCGGGGGATTTTTTTTGCGTGCATTCAGCGCCAGTATCAGCAACCCGCCCCCGATGACGGCTGGGGTGGCAAGCTGAAGAAAGCTGCCTATCAGGTATTCGGTGAGGGTCGGTTCCATTAGCGGGGTCTCCGTGCTATTCTGATACGGCAGAACGGAATGCGCCAACATCCCGCCTGCCTGACCATGTGAACCTAGGTGGAGGCCCAAATGGCTAACTCTCGTATATGCTCTATCGACGCATGTGCATCATCGCTCATGGTCGCCCGCCATTCAGAGGTGCGCAGGCCGCCCATTCATGCGGGCGAGGAAGCAGCGGGTGCGTAAACCCGAGACATTTGCGATGGGCGACCAGACAGGAAAACATGGCTGAAATGTCGGAGCATGGGCACTCCAATCGAGGCTCAAAAAGTCCTCAAACAACTCTCGTGGATGCTGATGTAAGGGCTATTCGACTGGCCGCCGCACAAGGTGAGAGCCAGAGGTCTATCAGCCAGAGATATGGAATATCTCAAACAGGGGTGTCGCTGATCGTCAGGCGCAAGAACTGGGGTTGGCTGGATTAACGAGTATCCTTAAGGGTCGCCTCCCGCAGCGCATCCGCTGGGTTTTCAGAAGGGTCTTCCTCGCCTGTTGCGACCCCATATGCGTACTCACCCGTGATCCACAATTGGCCAGTCGGCAGGCCAAACAGGACGCCCAGTGAATCAAGCGCCAGCCGTGCCTCGTATTCGCTTTCGATGCCATCAGCGGCACGAGCAACACCCTGCACGGCCCGGTCAATGATGGAACCCGCAGGACTCATGTTATACCCAAATTGCGGGTTCATGCCGGCGTTCACAATGTCACGCAGGAACGGCACGGTTGAAACGGCATTCGACACGAGCGCCTTTGCTGCCTTCTCGCCAGGTTCATCTTCGTCGTCTGGGGGTGGGAAGCGCCCGGCGAGGACTTCTGCGAGCATGGGGATGACAACGAACAAGAGCGCCATGTTTGCCGCGAATGCTGCTGGATGCACCTGCCCTCCGCGCACATCTTGTATCTGGGCGGCGGTCAAATTGTATAAGCCCGAAAAGTAACTGTACACAGAAGTCATCAGCTTCTCCAGTTCGGTCCCCCGCATGATCTGGGGCAGGTCTTGCATTCGACCCGCAACCTGTGTCCTGCGAATTACGCTGTCGGCATAGACGATTGCGTCCTCTTCATTGCCCGCCTCGATGCCTTTGACCTTGCCATCCATTGCCTTGTCATAGGCACCAATCCATGCGCCCGTCGAAACAGCCGTGTCCATCATGCCGATGAAGATGAACGCATTGCGCTGCATCTTGCCCAGCGGTGTGCGCTCCTGCATCTTGTTCGTGACCATGCGGACGTCGCGGTCAAAGCCCTGCGGTCTGTCACGCATGAACTCGGACTTCTCGGACACCCACTGCCAGCTACCCCAGAACGACGCAGGATTGCCGCCAAAGGCTTTCAGGAAGCCTTGCGTGGTGTACTTGGTGCCGATCAGCGCCGGTGCCGCCAGGATACCCGTAAGCTGCTGCGTGGCGGTGCCGATCTTGTAGCCCATCGCCACGATGGAGAAGTTGCGGCGGGCACGCTGCATGATGTCAGTGACGAACCCACCCGGCTCCTCGGCGCGCTCCGTGGCCACAGCCGCGATCCACGGGCGCAGCATGTCGTACTGCTCCCTGCCGGCAGCATTGATATATGCCTGCGCAAACCGCTCATTCTGGATGATCTTGTGCGCATCGATGACCGCAGGACGATAGTTGATGTCGTGGATCACGTTCTGCACATGCTCGTGGAAGACGCTGATCGAGAGCTTCACGCGCTTGCCACCAGAGCCAACACGCTCTTTCAGGTGGCCGGTCTTGGTCATTGGCTTGGAATAGGTCTTGCCCAGATCCGCCAGCATGTCCTTCTCTTCAAGCCGCTGTTGTGTCACAGCCTTCGGCGTTGGCGCATCAGTGCTGTACTTCAGCGGGTAATACTGGCCCTTGATTTCACGGCCAGAGGCAAGCGTGAACGTCACGCCTTCGACGGCTTTCGGCGCCACACCGGTGATCTTCTTCTCCAGGGTAAAGGCCGGATCACGGTATTCCCCGATCAGTGACCACACGCCCTCGATGAAGTCCCAATCCTTATCAGTCAGGACGCGGTTCAGCATGGTCTCGACCGCCGCCTCGTCCCACCCATAGCCTTCCAGCAGGGCCGCACGGTTGCCCTCATTGCCCCAGTTCAGGCCAACCGTGATGATGTCCATACGGGTCGGAGACTTCTTGCCTGGCCATTCCAGTTCTGGCGCATCAACGCGCTGGCTGAACAGCCGCCCCCGTTCGCGGGGGCTGTACGCCTCATAGAGCGCATTCATCTTCTTGGCGCCATCGCGGGCCATGACGGTTTCACGATCAGCGGCCTCAGCCATTGGGCGCCAGAGCGCATTGAACAGCGCGCCATTCTCGCCACCATCGAGACGCGCAAACTGGAACTCCATGCGGGTCAGGCGGGCATGAGCCTTGCGCAGCCATGTTGCTGTGCGCTCCCCAACCGTGGCGCTGACATTCTGCTCCCTATCCTTGTTCGTCGGTGCCTTTTCCAGCGTCCCGACCAGCCCGTCAATCACAGCAGAGAAAGCCCGCTTCTCCCGCTCATTCAGCAGGCGCTCCTTCAGCTTGCCGAGGTGCGCCATGTTCGCCACGGTCGCCACAAGATATTCAGCTTCTTCGAGCGTGAGCGTGCTCCACACTTTGTCTTCTGCGGCTTGGGCCAGTAGGAAGGCTTCCGGCGTGATTTCGCTCTCACGGCCCTGCTCTGTCATCTCCAGCACCCACTGCGCGGCTGACAGGCGACGGCGCTGCTCTTTCGGTCCCTGCTTCGAGACGCGCAACTCATAGGCTTCCAGCAGGGCGTCGATCTTTTCACGATAGTCCGGCGCGATCGACTTGCGGCGGCTTTCCGATGTCTCGTACTTCTGAAGATCGCGGCGATGCTTCTCCAGTTTGTCGGCGGCTTTGCGGGCCTCATTGTAGAGGTGCATGTTCACCAGCTGCCGGCGCTTGTGGATGAAGGCTTGCGCGTAATTGCCCTTGCGGGTTGCATCGAGGGCGTTGCGCATTTCGCGGCGCTCAGCCTGGAGGAACCGGCCATTGGCGCGGATCTCCTTGACCGTCATCAGCGCGAGCGCGTCCTTGGCCATCTGCTTGGCCATACGCCCCGCAGCGACCTCTCCGACGGCGCGGGCAAGCGCCTCAAGCTCGATTTCGGCGTGCCGGGATACCAGCTCCGCCTCAGCCATCTGCCGGGCCTCCATCTCAAGGGTTCCGTCCTCCATCATGTTCCCGAACTCGCGATTCATTTCGCGGCGGGTCAGCTCATTGAGGTAGCGTTCACGGCTGCCGACTTCGGCAAGGGCTTTCAACAGGGCCTCGCCAGATGAAAAGCCCAGCAGTTCAGCCGCAGCGTCCGGGCTCATCGCGCCCTCACCATTCTGCGTCACGAAGTCAGACACCTGCTTGCGCAATACCTTCTCGCTCGCCTCGAAGATGTCGACGCCGTTTTCAGATAGCCAGTCCTGCCATGCCTCTGCATTGCCGATGTCCTCGGCCTGAGCCATGTCGTCCGCGCGATAGACCGGATCACCACGAGACTCGCGATCGAGGGCATCCAGCAGGTCATTGATCGTGGCGCCATCCTCCAGATAGCCCACCTCAGTGGCCATCTCGCGCACATAGTCGATGTCCATACCGGAAGTTTCATTGATGAGGTTTTCCAGCCCCATCGCCTTCAGTTCAGAAGCGGAGCCCTTGATGCCGTTCGGGCCGCGCACGCCCGGTGACGAGATGGTGCCTTGCTTGCCCTTCGACCGGATGAATGCCGACAGGGATTTCGGAGGCTTGCGCTTCAGCGTCTTGCGCACACCCCGGATGGTTTCGAGCATGTCAGTGACATCAGAGCCAGCAGCAGAGCGCTCACGGATTGCGCGGGGCAGACGACGCACAGCATCCTCGCCATAGTCTTCGCGGACGGCTGACAAGTCGAGGCGAATCGGGGGAAGGTCTGGCGGAGGGGAGGTTTCGCCCCAGCCTTTGGGGTCTCCGCGCTGGAACAGGGGGAAGCCTTTCTCAAGCGCAGCCTCACGCATCCCTGGCGTGATGGGGAGGGACCAGAACTCGTGCGCAGGCGCAACAACTGCACCCTCGAAGTTGCGCGCAATAGCTTCTGCGCTTTGCCTTGTTGGCTGATTGTCAGACAGGACTTTACCGTTCGGAAGCGTGACCTTGTACCCCGCGCCCTCGACAGCCACCTTCTCCACCTTCGCCCCGTACTTCTTGCCCAGCTTGTTGGCGAGGTTCGGAACGATCTTGTCATAGAAGTCAGAGCGGCCATCCTCGGCATCGACTTCCTGACCGTTCTGCACATTGCCGGGAATCCAGCTCACGGAGTCAAAACCGTTCTCAGCGGCCCAGCGGATCATGCGCTTCAGGGCAAGCGTGGTCCATGCGTTGTTCTTGAAGGGGGCGTTGGGGACGCGGCGACTTTGACGGCTGCGCTCAGCATCCTGTGACCGGAGGTAGCGCGAGTGCATCTGATTTACCATGTCGCCAGACAAGGCATCCAGAGACTCTTCGCCAGTCAGCTTGACGCCAACTCGCGCATACCAGTCGCCGAAGGTCTCTTCAGTCAGATCAGCTTCGCCCTTATACCCCTGCTGCCGCCCAGCCTGATGCCAGTCGGACTGGATTTCCTCTAGGGCAAGTGTGCGCTGGCCGTCTGCTGTCACGCGCTCCTTGAAGCGGACGTGAGCGACAACGTTGGGTTCGGACCAGTGGGAGGATTTGTAGTCCTGTGCGCCTGCCAGCTGTTCATTCAATGCGGTGATGTGCTGCTGCTCGGCCTCAGATAGCTCGTTGAATTTGCGCCCCCCCATGATGGCGAGAGCCCTGGCCTCAATGCCCTGCTCAGCCGACGGCAACGTCAGCAGCATCTCCCGGTAGTTCTCGCCTCCGGGGAGAGTCCACGTGGACCACTGGGTGTCGTCCGCACCGCCTTGAAGGTTCCGCAGTTCGGCGCGAAGCGGAGCCATTTGATTATGAAGCTCCAAGGACCGATCATTTATTTGAGCCATGCGCTCGCCACTAAGTCCGCCCGCACGAAGTTCTGACAGCACAGAGTTTTGCTCATCAATCAGCGGGAGCAACTCGCGCTGGATTTCGTCAATGCGCGCATCATTCGCGCCCGCCCCCTTCACCACTTCCTCAACCTGAACCCCATTCTGCTCAAGGAATACCGCCAGATCATCCCGCGTGACGGAGCCCTCCTGCGCATCCAGCCACTCGTTCACGCCCGTCCATTCGATTTCCTCAGCCTTGATGCCGGGAGCTTTCGACAGGATGGCCTTCCATTGGTCAGCGGGGGCTTTTGGTTGCTTGGCAGACTGGACGAAACGGTGCAGCGCGGAGAAGAAGGTCGGCGCAGGATCAGCCCCCTGATACAGCAGCCCCGCCTCCTCACTCTTCGCATCATCGAATGCCGCAAAGGCAGAGCGAATGTCCTTGTCATTGAACACGGTGTAGATCGTCGCGGGCTTGGTGGTGATCGCGTTCGTGTTGAAGTCGTCCTTCATGTTCTTGAAGATGACGCCATCATGTCCAAGGTGTTTGGCCATCAGGACAATGCTGTCTGAAGCCACGAGTCTGCGGCCCTTAAGCAGATGATCCGGCACAATGCCCTTCAACATGCTCACGGGAATCTGATCAAAATGCTTACCCTTGGCGTCGATCACCATCGGGTTGCGCAAACGAATGCGGGCCTCCATTGCCAGCGCAGGCGCACCAACATGAGGGCGAGCATAGGTGTTTGCCGTGTCCGGGCTGTCCGTGAACCAGCCCCCGCCGATGATCTGGCGATCTGACACGCCTTCGGCTGTCGGGCGGGCGCGTGTGCCGCGATAGGCTTTGATCGTGAACCCCTGGCGCTCAGCGCGGTCCATGCGGGTTTCTGCCTCTTTAATCTCCTCAGGAGTGAATTGATAGAACTTGACATCCACCATTTGCGCAGCCGCGAGATCATCCGCAACGCGCAGGTAATCCGTCACGGGAAACTGGTTGTTCGCAAAGTTATAGTCGGCAGCCGCGTGCAAGCGCGATTGCCTCTCGTGATCCGAAAATCGGATCTTTATTTCGTCCCGATTTGCACCCTCCGCGAACACATACTCACTGTTGATGCCCTCATATCCGGCGGTGCTGTATTCTATGCCCACCTCATCTAGAAGCGCCCTAAATGCTGCCGCCCGAACATGGTGGTTGGGATGCTCGAAGGCGCTCTCTAGAGAATTAACCTCCGCTGCCACCCCCCGCCCGATCCGCTCCGCAACCCCCGCAGCAATCCGAATATAGGCGGCTTCATCGCTTCCATCTTCTGACAACGCATCATCAAGGGCGTAATCATTGAACTCCATAATGATGTCATCACTGGTCAAACGAGACCACGGGTTGTCCAGTCCACTAAAATGCCTTGCGTAACCCTCCGAGTCTATCTCTCGGTACTGCCCAGCCGTAATGCTGGTTACGCCCATTTCCTTCATGGCGCTGGCGATATCAGAGGTTATGAAGACGGCCTCCTCAATCCAGCCTTCATCATCATGCTCAATGCCCGCCTCATCCAGAAGGTCTACTTCCTCCGGAATGCCGTCCTTGGAGCCGTAATCTGACGTAACGATATCATCTGCCGCTTGACGTGCGGCCTGCACAACTCTATCAAAAAGCGGGCTCTTTCCGTTAGAAGTTCCTGGCGTAAAGGTTGTGCTACGGTACAGCGCTTCGAGCGAACGCTGCGGTTGGGGCCCACCCCCATCCTGATAGAACTCATTCTCGCCAGTCGATTCAGTGTCCGGCACATCCCCTTTCCAGCCCTGACCGGCCAGCCAGTTCCATGCCCGGCCAATCTGCGACCGGTCAAACTCCCGCGTGATGTCCCCCCGGACGCGCTTCTTCTCGTCCCTGTACCATGCCTCACCTTCGCGCAAGTGCTGCTGCATGAGAACCTGGAGCAGATCCTCCTTGGCGCTTTCGCGGGCGCTTTCGATACGCTTGCGGAAATTGTCGTACTGCTTCTCAGTGATGATGCCTGCATCCAGCATCGCCTTGGCTTGCTGGTCTGCCAGCGTCTCGACCGGCTTGGATGCTGCCTCGATCGCTTCTTCCGAGGCAACCATGCGATCCATGACGGAGCGGATTTCCGGGGTCAGGTTTGCCCGCTCCAGTCCGGTCAGGCGACGATAGATCGACGTGAACCAGCGCTTGAACACGCGGAACGCATCGCGCAGGTTTGCCGTCGGAGCCTTGCCGTCGCGGAGGTATGCCTCGAAGGTTTCTGCGAAGGTCTCGTGAACCTCGCGCCAACGCACCTTCTCTTCTGCCTCAGCAAGCGTGGCAGTCTTCTCCATCGGGTTTCCATTGTAGTAGACTTGGAAGCCGCCGGCCTCTTCTGCGATACGATAGCGGGCCTTGATGTGGTCCAGCTTGCCTTCGCGTTCGAGCTTGCGATACCAGACGTCGATTTCATCCAGTTGCTTTTGCGCGAAATCATTGGCGCTTCCCTCAGCGGCCATCTGCTGTAGTTCATTCAGATACCAGTGGGACAGCTCGTGCATCAGGGTCGATGCATTGCGCTGGTCAAACAGGGTGACGAGATTGCGGTTCGGGGAGAAGGTGCCACGGGCTTGCTGATGCAGCAGGTTCGCACTATCCGACATGTCAGGATCAAAGGCTGCGTTCACTGAGCGGATGTTGGAGGGGTCGAAGATGACAACCTCTCCTATTGCGCTCACGCCATCAAATCCCTCCTCTCTCAAAATCTCGTTTGCTCGCGTGGAGGGGTCGTAGCCTGTTTTTGTGAACTCCCTAGCTGCCCGTTTGTAGGCATTCTTGTACTGGTCGATATTGGCCATGCGTCCTCGAACAAACGCCTCTATCGTCCTGGGGGGGTCTGGCCTCAAAGAGCCCACTTTTGCATAATGGTCGGCCCACCTCTTATCAGGCGAAAAATACACGCCCGGCCCCAATTTTCCGGGCCTACCAACTTTGAAAGCATCAAAGTCAGATTTCGTCCCATGATACAGCACCGTATCTGTATCGAACCCCATTTCCTTCGCACGGGTCATCCGCCCTTCCGGAGACATGTCCAGTCCTTTCGCACGAGCAGCTTCCCACTCTTGCGCGCCTTCAAGGTCTTGCCCTTCATAGCCATTGGCGCGGGCTTGCTGGAGGACTTCCTCCGGGGCCGTTATATCCTCATTGCCCCACACCAGAACAGGGACAGAACTTATCCCAAGCTCCTTAGCGGCGTAGGCTCTGTGGCGCCCATCCTCTTTTCCGGATTCCTGTATTTGCAGGGGGTCCAAAGTTCTGCCATCTTGGATGTGCCTTTTCAGGTCATCGATATTATCACGAGCAACATCGTCCAGTTCTAAGGGGCGAACCCTCTCCAAGAACTCATCTGGACTCATCCGAACAGCGCGACCGCCAGTATCGCGATAATTGGCGTCCCCATACCATTCATCGCGCGGAGCAGTCGGATATTCACCCTTTGAGAAGTCCCCCTGCTCCAGAACTTCAGCGCCTTGCTCCTCACTCAGTGACGCCCTCACATCAGGGAACCGCTCATTGAAGAACTCGACCGGATCGCGGCCAAGCGCGCGGGCCAACGTGTTGTTCATGGCCGTCATCAGTTCGATCTCGGCATTGGCCACATCTTGCTGAGCATAGACTGCGCCGCCTTGCTGGAGACGCTGCGTCACCAGATCGCGCACCTGATCGTCAGCCTCGACCGCAGAGCCTGCCTCTTCCATGCCCTTGCGGCCTTCCGCGACAATGTTCTGGATTTCGGTTTCCAGTTCCGCCTCAGCCGCCTCGCGCTTGGCAGGCGTGAACTCATCGCCATTGTGCCGGACATGCGGCTCGATGTGCTGGCGGCTCTCGCGCATCAGGGGAGAGGTCAGCAGCGCGGACGTACGCACCTCGATCTCCCCGCCGATGTCATAGGCTTGCTTCAGGGCCGCATCATCGAGACCCAATCCTGTCAAGGCTTCCAACGGATCGATGCCTGCCTCTTGCAGCGCAGGCCCAATGCCATCCAGATCGATCGTGACGGTTTCCACATCAGTGCCGCCTGCAATTTCATCCAGAAGGCTCGCAGTGGCTTCAGGAGAGCGCTGGAGCGTTTTCAGCTTGTTGGCTGCGTCGAAGATCCGGGACACGCGATCCTGGGCCTCTGTGTCCTTTACGGCAATTTCGCGGTCGATCTCGGACGACAGCAGCGATTCAGCCCGCGAGCGCCCCGGCACAGCCGCCTCGACAAGAGACTGGAACACCATTGCAGACGCGCCGGCGATGCCACCCTCGTGTAGCGCACCCTCGAACAGCTTGGCCTCTTCCTCGTACCCCATAGCAATCAGGTTGTGCGTGATGGCCTCAGCGGTTTCCTGCGTAGCCTCCTCTGCGCCCTGCCCCAGAATGCGGGTCATCATGCCGGAGGCGAGACGATTGCGCATCGACGCCGGGAGCAGGCGAGTCATCGAACCGAGACGCAGCGCCTCAGAGCCGCCGGTGACCGCACCGCCCAAGGCAAGCTCGCCCGGTCGGGTCGACGGGTCTATGCCCCGTCGGCGCATCCGGTCGGCCTGCTGATCCGCACCCATCCCGACAAAAGCCGTTGTGGTTGTCGTTGCGCCACCCGTCGCCATTGCAGCCAGAACGGACGTGACGATCTGGCCAAGCCCTTCCCCGATTTGGTCTTCGATGCCTTGATCTTCCGGACGCCACGCCTCGGCCACGTCCTTGAAGGCTCCGCCATACTGGTTGGCGGCAAAGCCCGGCTGGGCATATTGTGCGATCTTTGCCTGTTCCGGATTGCGCTCCCAATACCGGCTCTCAGCCTCGACGACAGAATCCACCCCCGGCAGCCGCCCGAGCCCGTATTTCATGTTCAGGCCAACCGCGGCATTCCACAGATCACCAATACCAGAAATCGCGCTGCCGATGGATTGCGGCACGCCTGTTGCTGTGGAGCGCGCCAGATCGCCCGCCTCGCCCGGCAAAGCCCGGCCTGTATCCGTAGCCCCCCAATACATCACCGATGAGCCCGTGCTCATCAGCTTCTCCAACATGGAGATGTCCTTTACCTCGTCGCGGGCGATCGCGTAGTTATCCCGGCTGCCCCGCAACCAGGCTCGCGTCATCGGGGCGTCCTGCGTTTCAAGGTTCACGCGGTTCCATTCCGACAGGGTTTCGTAGCGGTCCCGATCAGTCGAGACAGACACGCGGGGCACGCCGTTCTCTTGCGCAAGCTTCAGGTCTCGCGCGGCGCGGTCAGGCTCATCTGTTTCCGTCAGGGAGTATGCTTTCAGGCCGAGCGTTTCGTCCTCGTTCCGCAATTCCTTGCGGGCACGCTCCAGATACTCGCGATCAGTTGGCACCCAATGCTCCTGTCACCATGTTTATGGATGTGCGGACACCCTCGACAGCGTTGCTAACAGCCTCGTCCCGTTCCGCACGGTCACGCATGGCCAGCGCCTCATTCGCGACCTCGAACTCGGACGGCGCTGCATTGCCGCCCTCAACCAGTTTGAGCCGGGCTGCGCGATAGAAGTCAGGATAGGTCTGGCTGACCTCCAGCGCGCGGCGGTATTTCTGAATATTCCCCTCACGGGCCGCCTCTTCCTCAGTCAGCGGACGCAGGGGCTCGGACGATTTCCACCAGAGCATTCCCTTCTGCGTTTCGACATTGGCCGCAGCAGCACCAACCAGAGCGCGCACGCGATCCGTGGTCAGCGGCTTGCCGCCATTATCCCGCATTTCCTGCTCAGCCAGCCGGCGCAACTCACCTTGCAGGGCGAGCGTGGTTTCGCTGTCCACCTGATTCTTCTCGAACTGTTCAGGGAACAAGCGTTCAGCCTCCTCGTTCAGATTGCCGAGGGCCCGGTCGACCACCGTTTGCGTGTTGCCGTTTTGCTTGCGCTCCGCGATGTCATTGAGAATGGCTTCCTGATCGGAGGAGTCGAGAAGATTGAACCTCTGATAAGCCCCTGGCGCCGTGTTTTGCCATGAGGCGGGGCCAGAAAGGTAGAGTTCAGAATGGGTCACAGCCATACCCTTGATCTGCTGCGTCGTCGTAGCCTGCATCTCCTTAAGGGCGGCGCGCTCCTGTGCGGATAGCGTTTTGATCGTCTGCTCCCGCTGACGACGCGAATAAATCATATCGTTCCAGAATTGCCGCGTATCCGGGTCCGCCTCACGCATGACGCTCGCAGGGATGCTCGCCAGCCCGCCTCCAGCCAGTATGGGCTCCATCCCCTTCATGCGCACATCATCCTGACGCTCGGCATCAGCGGCATTGTCCTGCGCCCGCATCGTGTTGAGGCGATCCTCGATCTCAAGCCGCAGATCCACGTCCTTGACCTTGCGGGCCTTCTCCAGTGCGCGCCCATAGTCGCCATCGGCTTCCATGAGGTAGTCATCAGCCGTGGCGACCGCCTTCGACGCCAACCCCTTGGCCTCGATAACCTCCTCGATCGCTTCCCGCTTGTCCGGGGCAATCTCGCCATAATTCGTTTTGAAGTATTCCTCGGCAGAGGCGAAATCCCCATTGTCCATGCGGTGATCGATCTCACTCACATGCCGCAGGGAAATCCCGCTCTTGAGGTTTACCTCGGCTTGCGCCTTTAATTGCGCCGCCTCAGTCTTCGTGTAGAGACCGGCCTCCAATTGCCCATCCACCAACGCGGTGAAATCCGTATAGCCCTGCTCAAGCTGGTCACGGCTCTTGGAGGGGTCTTTGACGATCGCCTCATATTTCGTGCCCGCGTCGATCGTCTTGGCCTTGGCGCCATCGATCTGCCGCTTGAATGTCAGGTCGCGGGACTGGAGCGCAAATGCCTGCACGTCCCTTTGTGCCGCCTGTTCCCACAGCCGCTTATGCATCGGGGAAGACATGCCCTTGCCGACCTTGGAGACAATCTCCTTCGACTTCTCCCGCATCCGTTGCTCGAACTCGGCAGGATCGCCTTCCATGTCACGCTCAAGCTCGCGATAGGCTTGATCCAGCTCATCCCGCAGGGAGAATTGCGCATCGACCACTTCAGCCTGGATATTTGCCGTGCGGATGCGGTCGCCCATCTCGTGGACAACACCGCCCGCCTGCTGCATGGCGCGCGCTTCTGGGGCAGCCCCGCTTGCCCGCGTCAGGCGAAGGGGCGTGACATTGTTCCTGACCTCACCTTCGATGCGGTCTGATGGCATCCGTGGCATAGATCAGTCGTCCTTGTTGTTGCCGAACTTGTCGTACCAGCTTGAAGCGCCCTGAAGGATTGTCGCGCCGGCAGAAATGTAGGAGGCACGCTTGGCTGCCTTGCCCTCGGCATAGGCCATGTCGCCTTCACGACGGGTCACGTCTGCGCCGTATTCGATCTGCTTTGCCCGGCCCTCGGCGGACGCCATTTCGCGCATCATGTCCAGAATGGAGGTACGGGCATTCTCCGCCGCAAAGGCCACGCTTGTGGCATCCTGCGATGACCCGCCTCCGGCAGCAGCTTTCGCTTGTCCCGTCGACAGGATTTCCTTCATGCGCTTGGCAATGCGGGCATTGTTGACGGAAGCAACCGCGACTTCCTGTTCAGCCTGCTGCTCACGATACTCCGCCTCAGCATAGGCTGCGTCGCGGTTATCCTTCCCCGCCTGTTCGGCCTGAGCCCCCTGAGCAACGCTCCCGTAAGCTGACATCGCCGTCCCGGCGGCCATCAGGGTAAGGGAAACTGGGTCCGCCATTAAGCCACCCACCTCCACGTCTCACCAGCGCACAAACGCTGAATAGTCCCATACCCAACGTTGAACTCACAAGCTAGATCTCGAACCTTTGCGCCCGCGGCCCTCTTTCTTCGTATATCCTTCACACGATCCTCCGTCAGAACGAAGTTCGTCAGCATTTTCCCCTCATCCCACGTGCCGTGCAAAACGCGATCTTGTGCGTTTTCAACAGGCGTGGCCCACCTGATGTGCCGGGGGTTGCAGCATTTTCTGTTATTACAGCTGTGCGCAGCCTGATGATCTACTGTGGGGGGAGCACCGTGAGCCAACTCACACACAGCAAAAGATGCAGTCGTGGTGCTACCCCTCCATTTTACACGTCCATACCCGCCATCGTAGGTGGCGAAAGGCCACTCAATGCAGTCATCAGCTTCCGCCTTGGCAGATGTACGAACGAAGCGCAATGCCGCCCCCACCCGACACCGCAACGGGCCACCCAAAAGCGGGTCACCGTGCTTCAGCTTTCTCCCATAATGAGCAGAGCAGAGGCCCACGCGGTGCGCAGGCCGATCACAATCACTTATCTTGCACTCTCTGAGGTCTGCCAAGATCGAGCCTCCATCGGGTCATTGGTCCGGCTTCCGCCGTTTCTTCAAACCCGAACCTCAGAAGCCATTCGCGCGCGCGTGGCCTGGTCTCGTCAAGCTCCGCCCATATCTCGCTGGCCCCCGCTGTCCGGGCTGCTTCGACTATCTTATGCGCGACCTTGTGAACGCTGGGTGGCGGACGCCCCCGACTGCTGAACACAGCCCACAGCCTGCCGTCATCAGGGTTGGCATATAGCCCGCCAATACAGAGGATTTCGGATTTTTCGCGCGCCGCAAAGCCAACAAGATGGCCCTCGTCAACATCCCTCACCCAATGCTTGTGCGCTTCATCCCAGCCCTCGAAATGCTCCCGCCGAAGCGGCTCATACTCAGCCATTGTTCGTCTTCAGGGTTGGCGCCAGTCCGAGCACCGTGACAGGGCCAGCGCCCGGCATCGTGATGCAAAGCCGTGTGTCGCGCGTCGTGGAACTCTCCAGCGGCTCGGTGAGGTCTTCATTCCAGAGCTGGACCGGGCCATCGAACACAAGCCCCTCTTCAGGCTGAAGGTCATCCAGCTGGCTCATCTCATCCGTGTCGAATGTATCGCCCCAGCGCAGGCACCCACCCGCTGTGTCCTTCAGGACCATGCCGAGCTTTTCGAGTTGCTTGAAGCTGGCAAGGCCGGAGCCCGATTCCGTTCCCCAGTTCAGGCGCCCGGACTTGTACTTGCCTTCATAGAGTAGGCCGATAACGGCATATTCGACCGCCACGTCCAGAGTGATGGCCCCGCTTGCGACCGTGAACGGCCCCTGCAACCTGCCGTCTCCCCAGACATAGACGTCATCCCGGCCTTCGAGATGATCCAGCCCTGACAGGCTTGTCGTGGATGCGCCGTCATAGGTAAGCGAGCAATGAAGCCTGTTCGCCTCAGTGACACTATCCCACGCTTCTGGCGCCAGCTTCTCGATATAGCGTACCGTGCCACCGTCGACCGTGCGCTTGATGACGAAATACACCTCATCTTCCGGCGTGCCGGGCAGGCAGCAGACGCTTTCAACATAGCCATCGACCAGCATCCGGCACCAGGCCATGACCTGCTCATCCTCGTCATAGACGCACACGCCGACTTGCCCGTCATTGCGGACAGCCCAGATGCGTGGCTCAGGCTCACGCTGCACGTCGATTTGCTTGAATCCACCAGAGCCAGCAATATCCCGGTTCAGGCGAGTAAGGTCACGCGCTTGCATACCCCCGTATTCGCTTGGCAGTATGTGATACAGGCGTTCTCTTGAGCGGGAGATATAAGCCACGCCATCGCCCTTCAGGACCGGATCAGACGCAGCCACGCCGCGATCCTGCACCGCACGCGAGCGAACATTGGCCGGCGAAATCACCTCATCCAGTGCGCCCGACGCAATCTCTGCCTCGAACCCGGCAAGGCCCGCCACAAGGCGCGATGCCCCGCGCAGCCATCGGGCTGACGACATGCGGCCCCCAAACGTCCGGCTGATCGCATCCGCATCCAATGTCCCGACCGCAAAGCTGGAGAAGTCATCCGAATAAGAGCCCCAGTATTCATTGGAGCGTGCAGCCCATAACCGCCCATCATAGAGGCCCACAGCGGTAGGATGCCCTCGCGTGTCGGACCATGCGCCCATCTGCCAGAGCGTGGTAGCTGTTGTCTTGCCGAACGCCTCAATGACGTCGACCGTCACTTCATTGTCTGCCTCAACGCTGACGATCCGGCCTATGCCATCGGTCACACCCTGCCCATAGGTAAGCGAAACCACCGCAGAGCCACTGGTATGGGCGCTCATGCGCATCCGGTAATAGATGACCTGGTTGTCCAGATCGTCATCATAGATCTGACCCGTGACAGCCGTATAGCTGGCAACCGTCTCGAAGCTGTACTCATTGCCGATAGATCGCTCCAGAAGCACGGTTCCGGAGAAGGTGCCGGTGATGGCAAACTGGAATTGGCGCGACGTCTCAACGCCCGTGACGCGGATCGCATCGGTCACTTGGTCGACGCCCGTGAAAGTGCCGGTCTCGTACTGGCCCGGATGCGTCAGGCGGATCAGGGAGCCTGCATCCGTTGTGGAGAAGGTTGGCGTGGAAGACGTGATCGTGACCGTGCCGGTATTGCCATCTGGCGTCATCGTTGTGGTTGACAGGTTCAGCGCAGCAAATGGGCCATCAAATTGCTTGTAGGGGCGCAGGGAGAACGAATACGCGCCCAGCCTTTGCAGGACATGCATCTCCTTCCCTCCACCTGCGAGGAACACCGTGTTCAGGGACTGGTCATAGCGTACGCTGGGAAGGTCAGCCGTCTCATACGGGCTGTCGATCTCGAACACACCCGCCGCGACCCGCGCAAAGCCCTCCAGTGTTGCTGTGCCCTCACTGCGCAACTGGAACTCGACATAGTAGGTGGCCACATCCGGCGTGAAGGAAATCACATAATTGCCGGGCAAGAGCCCAACATCGGAAACGATCTCTTGCCCGCCCGCCGTAGAGCCGACCCGCATGATCAGCACATTACGCGTAACCTCGAACTCGTATGTGACCAGTTCGTCAGAGGCCGTCGTGGTGACCGTGCTGCGCGCAATTGCATACTCGCCACTGTCGCCCGTGAACGTAACCGTTGAGCCAGCCTCCGAAATGGATGCGGCCATCAGCTATACCACCCCTCAACATCCCTCACCCAGAATTTGCCAGAATAGTCTACGCCAAGAGCAACATCTCCTGTACCGCCAGATGGCGCATCGCCGCCGCCCGATGGCGTGGCAGCGCTTTCATCCGACCATGAGCCGACCGTAGCTGCTGCGCCCTCAAGCTGGAGCAGGCCACCATCGACCACAATGCGCATCTTGGTATCCGAGAACTCAAGGCCGAACTTGACCGATTCAGAGAAGATGAATGGCCGAAGCTCTGCCTCACCATTCGAGGGCGTTGCCGCCACAAAGATCGTGCCGGGCATCTTGGACATGCCGCCCTGGATATGCGGGAAGATGTTCTCCATCGTCTCGGCGCCACGCGCATAGTTCTGGAGGTCTGTGCGTGCAAGCGCCTCATCCCCGAACTCACCCGCATTGAACGCAACGATTTCGCCCTTGTTCTTGCTCATGAGTACCTCGACCCGCTAAGTCCCTGACGCCGGGCATGGACGAAGTTTCCAGCAGGGCGCACATAGACAGCCTTGTTCGAGCCATCGAGAGACTTGGCGGCTTTCGTGTATGCCTTCAGCTTCCGCTCGATCCGGTCTCGCGTGGAGTTGCCTTCATCGGTGGCGGGATAGGTTTCGTCCGCGAGCATGGCGCCAACCATGTTCCCGAATTGCTGCGTCCATGAGCCGGGCATGGTCATCTTCGCCTTCGAGACGAACTTCATGTAAGTCGTTTCGGAATTGGTCAGCCACAGACCATTGCGCACCTCATAGGCCATATCGTCATAGCCGTCGCCAAAGTTGGTGTCAGGCCGGAGCTTGATGAACCGCAGGAAGTTGGCGGGCTGGTTGAATGTGTAGTCCCAGCCGGGCTCAGTCGACGCAACGGCGGACAGCGACACAACCTCAGAGGCGAAGTTCCACGGGTGATCCTCGAATGCCGCCTTCACCACAGGCTCATACGCATTGGTCAGGCGCTTCACATGCGGCTTGGTTTCGTCAACACCGGGGGATTGCTTTTCCCCCAGTATGCGAAGCGCTGTGTTTATGACGTCCGCCTTGGTGGGCATCAGGCTGCCTCTTTCTCATCCTTCTTGGTGGACGGCTTGGAGGGGGCTTTTGGGGCGGGCTTGGCCTGACCGGTTGCGGCGCGGACAGCGGCCTTCTCAACATCCATAGCAACCAGCGTGTGAATGCGAATGGCTGCCAGTTCCTGCGTGACAAACCCGGCTTCCTTCAGTGCATCTTCATAGAAGATACCGTGGAGTTCAGCCCCGCCGATCCATTTGATTTCCCACTTGGCCGGGATGTTCGGAGCAGCGCGCTCCTTGATCGGCACAATGGCGGACGTGATCAGGTGGTTGATGGAGTTGACCTGTCCCAGCACAACCAGCTCGCCAAACTTGGAGAAGTCCTGCCACTCGATCAGGATCCGGTCGCCTGCTGTCAGCGTCTTGGATGCCATCAGCTTGCCGAAATACTCAGGCGCCAGGACATCATCGGCCGTGTGATCTTGTGGGATGCGCGCGAGGTAGGTGCTGCGGTGCGCGCCCGTGTATTCGACGTGAAGGTTCTTGCTTTCGAGATATGCAGTCATGTTTGCTCCATAGGCAAAGGGGCCAGCGTTGCGAGAACACTAGCCCCTTCCCTGTAGATAGCGGGTGAACCCCTCTTAGGCCGTAGCGGCCACAGAGAGCGCCGTCTCGGTCGAGACAGTCGCCGCATCGCCGTCCACATCGATCACAACGTAGAGGCTGGCATCTGCCGGAGCAGCAGCAAGCTTCGCAGCAGTCGTGGTCGGAACAGCCGTGGTCCAGACAACCGCAAAGACCAGATCGCCCGGCTCCATGCCGCGCGCAGCACCGTCCGTGAAGTGACCTGCCGTGTCGACCGTGCCCGTCGCATCAATCCCGTGGTACACCCAGATATTGGTGCCCAGCGGGCCGAGCTTTGGCACGGCGAGAGTCAGATAGTCAGAATTATAAGCCATGTTTCAAATCCCTTATGCGATGGTTGCGGTATCGTCGTGAACAGCGCCCTGCACACCACGAGGCAGCGGGAGCGCACGGGCGGAGCGGACTTTGCCCCAGACTTCCCAGCGATCTTCTGGCTCGTAATAGTACATGTGGACTTCAGGCTCACCGGCAACCTGATGCGCAACCGCATCTTCGTGCCACATCCAGCAATCAGCCGTGGATGTGCCGATACCGGTCAGGCCAGTGTGCATGAACCATTTCACGCCCAGCCAGTTCCAGTAACCGTTCTCTCCGTAGCCGTTGGAGCCAGCCTCAACCTTCTTCGTGTTCACGAAGTCGGCATTCTTGAACTCGCTGATGGTCATCATCTGAGCGAGCGCATTCGGCGTGACAGCGGCCCAGACGCGACCATCATTCGGCACGTCGTTCGACCAGAGTGCGGCAGTCCACGTCAACAGCGGGCCAAAGGCGCCGAAGTCGATAGCAGAACCGGAGTTCTGCACATTGGTGGACGTGTCGAGAATCGAGATGATCCGATTGTCGATCTTGCGGTAGCTCGCAGCAATGACCTTGCGGTACTGCTGTGCGCGGTAGTTCGGGTTCGTCTTGAAGGCATCGAAATCATCGATACGATACTTCTTGAAGAACTCTTTCGGCGTATCGGAAACCTGGCTATCAGCGAGGTTCGACACTGGAATGGAGCCATCACGGCCACGTTCTGCCGATTCATCGGTCAGGCCCGTGACATCCCAGTAGATTGTGCCGGCCTTCATCAGGCCATCAGACCGAACCGCCTTCATGAGCAGGGATTTCTCGCGCTCGAAGTCGGTACGGAACTCGTCGTTGTACATACTGCGCTCAAGCGCAGAAACCGTATTTACAGACATGATTCATCGTTCCCATGTTTGGGGTGGTTGGGAGGCGATGTCGGAGTTCCTGCGGATAGGCCCGCTGCCGGGGTCCACAGGACATCCATGTTTGAGCGCGGGTCCGGGAAACCGGATAAGCCGCTGGCCTCGCTAACTGCCCATCGCCATCAGAGCAGCAGTCTGGCCGAACCGAGCGTTACCGCCCGGAAGATCGTTCAATCTGCGCCTTGAGGCGCTGGATTTCCCCGCCGGGCGCTGACACTTCCGCGTACTTCTTCGGATCTGTGTCGCGATAGGCTTGTAGGGTTTTGAGTCGGTCCTCAGCAGCGCTGACCGAAAGGCTCTCGCCACTGATGATGTCCTGCAGAAATCCAGTGTCCTCAGTCGTGGCTCGGCCAGCATTGGCGCAGAACCGGACAAACACTTCCTGGTCGCCCAGCTTGCTGCCGTCAGCGAGCGGGATGTCCAGCAATTCGCGGGCGCTCTCGACAGGCGCATGTGCCCGGATTGCCTCTTTCGCATAAGCGTTGTTGATCTTGAACTCTGCGCCCCAATCGGCCTTGAGGTTCTTCTCTGTGGTCTGCTTGGTGAGGACCGCAGCAGCAGCCATCTGGGCCGCCTGCTCCTCGTACATGTCATAGTAGAATTGACGGGCCGCGTTCTGGCCTTCCTCTGTGGCGAGGAATCCGCCCTTCTCGTGCAGCTTGGCGGTCAGCCCGTCGAGAAATTGCTTGTCAGCCTCACCCAGCTCCAGCCCTTCAGGCGGGGCAATCAGGTTCTTGTAGCCGTCCGGCTTCTCAGGGACGCCAAGGGATTTGTTGAAAGCCGCAAGGTCTTCCTCGGTCGCATCAGCGCCGGGCAGCTTGACCATGCCTTCCTGCTTGTTGCGCAGGGCGGTCTGGTTGTCGCGGAACGTTTTGGCAAAATCGGAAGGGGCTGCGAACAGGCGGTTCAGTTCTGCGAGCTGTTTCTCGTCAACATTGCCGTCAGCATCTGTTGCAAACGGCTTGCGCCAGTCTTCGACCGGAGCGGGATCAGCTGGCGCAGCTGGATCGGCAGGCGGTGCCGCAGGGTCAGCAGCAACAGGGGCTGGCGTTACCGGATCGGCCACAGGTGCGGCTGGGGCTGGGTCAGCGGCTGGATCAACGACGGGTGCTTCTAAAGACATTCAGGGCCTCTTCTTGCTCTCTGAGTGTCACTCTACGCAGGCCCTGTATATCCAGAGTGTACCGCCCTAGCCCTCATCGACTTCGACCTGGTACAGGCTCAGTTTCCCAATATCCGCAAGGGCAAGGCCCACCCATTGGCGCCCGCTCAGGAACCCTGCTTCGCGCTCGGTGAGGTCTGCCTTTTGCGCTGTCGTCATGCCGCTCAGGTATCCGAGGATGACATTGGCCACGATGCCTTGCTGTGCAGAATCCGCCTGCTTTCGGAGGAAGGCCTTCACAGCCAGCTGTGCACGCTCATCCAGCTTGGGGATTTCGTCGATCCGCGCGACCTTGCGATCATCAGGCAATGGTCTCTCCATCCATTGCGCGGGCAGCCATCTTCACATTCTCAGGATTGGCCTTCGATGCGATCTCTGCCGTGGCCATCGCCTCTTCCTTGGCTTGTGCCTGCTGCATGGCTTGCTGGTTTGCTGCGCGTTCCTTGTCACGATCCTCTTCAGACTTCAGCCAGCCGACCGGCATCTTGCCCTCAACGCCCTCGCGGGTCATCTTGTCGAGGTCGAAATTGTCCACAGCCGCCATCGCCTTCGGATGCTGGAGCGCTATCAGGTTGCCGATCGTGCCCAGAGCCGCATCATACTGCATGGCACGTTGCTTTCGCAGGGCCTCCGACAAAGGCGTCTCGAACTCGAACTCGGTATCCTTGCCTTTCAGTCCTTCAGGCAGGCCCTCGATCATGCCGCTTGGCAGGATACGCCCGAAAGCGCCCTTCATCATGGCCCGCTCGAATACCGAATCCATCAGGTCGGCATTCTCTGCCTCCATCGGCTCGAACAACGGCGCAGCTTCCCGGACATAGATCTCGATCCGCTCAGCCACCTCATAGGCGGTCATGTCGCCCTGTTCCGGCAGCTTCAGGATGTTCTGGAAAAACTCCATCCCCAGCCGCTCGGCCATGCGTTCGGTGAAGTCCATCGCATAACGCGGGTCGCCTTGTGGAACCATGCCGATCGGAGCGCCCATGCGCTCATCATATTCGTCATCGATGTAGACAACCGTGTTCGCCCGAAGGTCCAGTTCAGACTGGATGACACCAGGGCGCGTGTACTTGGCCGGACGGACAGCATCCTCGATCGAGGTCAGCAGGGCTTCCTCTGCCACATTGAGCGTACGGCCATCAGCCAGCGCAACAGATGTGCAGGGTGAGCGGGCATATTGTTCGCCTGAAACGCTCATCCATTCGCGGACAAGGAACGGCTTGGAATACAGGAAACTCTCGCCCAACTCATAGTCCTTGGAGCAATCCGCCGCCCACCAGAGCTGGCAGAATGTTGCGAACTTGGGCAGGCGCTCATTAGCGGTGTAGCTGGCGTCATCGACAGGGCGAACGCTGGTGTGCAGCATCACCTCTTCTTCGTACTTGTCCTGGTTCCAGAGGTCCAGCCACTCCTTGGGCAGCGCGTCCTTGCCGAACTTGGCGACAACCTGGCGAAGCGTCCATTTGCGCTTCAGGTGCAGGACATCGATCTCACCATCGGCATTGCGGCTCCATGCGCTGTCTCGCAGGTGCATACAGTGGAACATCAGGCCGGACGCATCAGCGCGCTGGCCGTGCACGATGACCGCGTTGCCAAAGGTCACATAGTCATCATCGGATTCAGCCATTGCAGACGTGAACCGGGCCTTGCGCTCATAGAGGATCTTGCGCTGCGTCTGGGTGGCATCCTCGCACCATGTCTTGCTTTCATGGTCCAGCTTGGAGCCCATGCCGCCGGTCAATCGGAACCAGTCCTTGCCACGGGGGCGAACCATTGCACCGAGATTGCGGGCCATGTCACGGCGCATCATCGACGGAACAGACGAATGCACGCCTTCATAGCGCTCTTGTGCGTCGGAGAAGTTGGAAATGAAGTCAGCGCGCTCGGGATAGAACAGTTCAGCCTGGGTCTGCCAGAGATTGAGGTATATCTTCTGCCGTCCGAAGGCGCGCTCATGCTGCTTCTTGGATGCGTCCACACGCGCCTTGAGGCCCGATATGGAAACCGGGCGCTCCTCGTTTGGCGCGTCGACTGTCGCGGTATATGCCATTACGCCTTGTCCAGCCTGAATCCGATTGCGACACGCTCAGAGCGGTGGATTTCCCGCCCCTTTGCATCCAGCAGGCCGGTCCATGTTTCCAGTTCATCCTCATGCACCGTCATGGATCGAGTATCGTCATAGACATCCATCGGGCGGCCGGAGTCGCTCGGGTCGGGCGTGACAATCACTGCGGATTTCGTGAAATACCTGCTCATCCAAGCACCGTCGCCTTCTGTGCCTGCACAGGCCCGTAATCACCAGAGCCAAGCGCGCCATCCAGCAATGTGGATGACCGGCCCTTTTTCTTCTTGTTCTTGCGCAGCAGTTCGATTTCTGCCTCCCGCACATCAGGGTCCGTCTCGTCAGGAATCGGCGTAGGGGGCGGTGGTGGTGGGGGCGGTGGCGATGCGACCACCTTGGGCTTCATGAACGACATGGGGCAGGTTACCTCCTGCCATTCACCTTACGGGCCGGGAGAGATACCGGGGGTGAATGCCCCGCCTTCTTCTGCTCATCGCGTACCCGCTGGCGAACTGACGGCTCTGCCGCGTACCATGCGAGCAGTGCTGAATCGCCCTTGTCCGGAGATCTGCCGAGACGCTTCTTGATATCCTCCTTCTTCTCGATCAGGACGCCTTGCCGGGTAATCTCGAAAGTCGCAGCGGCAAGGTCTTCCGCCAATTCATCATCGGGCGGTATTTCCATATTGTCGCCCGTGATCGGGTTCAGGGACTCGCGGAAATGCCAGAAGAGATAGGCCCGCATGTTCTTGAACTCATACCCACCATGCTTGGACTTGCCCGGCGCCCCAGCAGCAGGGTTGATGCCGGCAACAGGCATATCGAGATGCTTCTTGAGGTGGGTGTGCGCATCACCGCCCCAGCCGCCACCAAGATCAATGCCAATTGTTGCATTGTCGCGCACCACAGAAACAACCATGCCTGCGACAGACGGACCGTCAGTCGTCAAGGAGCCGGGAAGCTCAACAGGATACTCCAGACGAATGCCGTGGCACGGTGTAGCGACCGTTTTATCTGGCCCGCCCTGCGCAACATCAACCCCCAGGCCAGTCATCGGACCCTTGGGCACACTCCGGTTCGCGATCCATCGGGCCTGCGCAGCCTTGATCCACGCCATTGGGATAGCGCGCGTTAGCTCATCACCTGCCTCCTCGAATGCCTCATCGTCGGTGGCTGGATATTCTCGCTTGAAGCCAAGACAGAACTCATCGGACCCAAGCCCTTCCAGCATGGCCATTGCGCGGTTCTTGTCCCACGCCCAATAGATCTGATCCATGTCGAGACCATGCAGGACCATGTATTCCTCGAAGGATAGCGGAGGAACCCAGCCTTTGGTCGGTTCCTTGCGGTATTCCTCATGCAGGAACCACGGGATGAACAACGCCATGTAGCCCGATTCACCGCGCTTGGCTGCCTTCCACGCCCGATGAAAGCGCCCGCCTGGTTTGTCGGCAGTGCTTTCAATGATGACTTCCGTGCCATCCTCATCAGGTACAGCCTCGGCCAGACCTTTCCACACCTCAGCCGCGCTGGAATCTGGCCAGAAATCGAACTCGGATGCATGAAGAAACTGGATCGTGGACGATCGGCCAGCCGTGCGTGCGCCTGCTGTGGCGATCTTGTACCCGCTGTCCAGTTTGGAGAACTTCAGCTCGTTCGCGTTTGCGATGCCGGTTTCCGGCTTGAAGTCGGGCAGGTTGTTCTCGTGATAGCGGCGAGTCATGCCGAAAAGGTTCTGAGTTGCCGCGTCCTCATGGGTCACGATGTAGGCCAGCACACCGTTGGATGTTGACACCTTCCGGTAGTAGCGCCCACCGACATATGTAGAGATGCCCTGCTGACGCCCCTTCAGGACCAGACAGCGAACACGCCCCGTCTCCCGAAGCTGCTCCTCGATACGCTCATGCGCATACCGTTGGGACGAGTTGAGCTTGAGCGGCTGAAGCCCATCGCTTTTCGTCCGGATCATGAGGCACGACTCGAAGTACAGCTCATCATCCATCAGGATGGCGTCATACTCGTCGTCAGTTAATTGTTGGGCGCTGTCGAGCGGCATTCACCCTCTCCCGTGCAGCGGCGAGGCGTTCCTCGTGGGTGATGACCGTCGTTTCTGACTTCTGGACCAGTTCACCAAGAAGTCTGGCCGCGTCCATCGAACAAGAACGGGCGATTTCCGCCGCCTCTTTTGGCGTAACGGAGATGACACCAGAGCCCTCTTGCCCCTCATCGCCCTCAGGAGGCTCGTAGAAGAGCGTTTTTTCTGCGGCTGCCGCGATACGCTCAAGTCTTTTGGCGAAGTGTGCGGCGTCGAGAACGGCTTCCTTGCGCACTTCGGTGCGAAGATCGTCCATGTATCGCTGCAGCTTAACATTCTTTAACAGGCGCGTTGCTGCTGCGCCCGCAACTGCCGCATCCTTCGCCTTGTAGCCAGCAGCAATGTAGGCGTCGCCCTGGTTCATGCCGTCTACGACAATCAGGCGGCCGAATTTCTTGTGCTGGTCTGAGAGGTCAGCCACGCTTTGCCTCCATGTAGTCCTTGAGTTCGTCTCGATAGTGTCTGCGGACCTTTGGCCATCCCATGAGTTCGGCAAGGCTGTTATAGACCTTCGGGGTGACGCGGACTGTGCCGAAGCGGTCTTCAGCAGGAATGTCCGCTTCATCGAGCGCTTTGAGTATGTCAGCCATCACAGCACCTTCAACTGTATCTTGCGTGCGGAGCATCCGCGTTGCTGTTCGGGGGTCCATAGCTTCTTGAGTTCATCGAGGGGCGGATTGAACTCTGTCCTGTTGTCTCGTGTGACGTGCAGGCCAATGGCGTCCTTTCGTCTTCCGGCTATCGTGTCGAGGAAGATTTCGCCCTTGGGTCCGATGATTGCCCAGAGGGGGGAGAACTGAGGTTCAGCCATCCCATCTACTCCTTGCGGCAAGAACAGCGACGATCGGCAGGGCCAGTATGGTAAGGGCCTGGTTGAATGCGAATGCAGTGAGGATATGAGGGATGATCAATTCAGCTCCCCTATCAGCAGTTTTGAGCCTTTGGTGCGGGCGCGCTTCATGGCGCACTGATTTCCGTTGAAGGTGAGCCCGACAACGGCGACGGTGCAGTGGTTGAAGCTTATAGCGATGACGGGATAACCGTTCGGGAATGGCGGGTCAGAGGTATCGCTCTCTGCGTGCTCATAGGTTGCGGCTTCAAGGTCGATGTCTCGGATCTGGATGAAGGCGCGGTGGTAGAGGTCGCGGATGTAGTCCCTCACGAAATTGCCGAAGCGCTCGACAACACGGTTATGGGAGCCGAGCGGAGGATGGCAGGCAGAGACCGTGCGGTTGATGATTTCCGGGTGGGGCTCAGTGGGGAGGTTGTTCAGGTGGAGCATGGGAACCTCGTGAAAATTGCCGGGTTGGTGTCCTTGACCGTCCATATGCACCGATGCTCCGCGCCCCTACGGATTTGACCTTCGGAGGATGGCAGGACACCCATTTGCTCAACCGACCCGGCATGGTCGCGAGAAAGGAGGAGGCGGGAGTGTTTCATTATCCGGTCATCCTTTGTGCAGATGGCAGGGAGACGGGCTTGCCAAACTTGTTGTGAAGCCACGGCGCAATATCATCCGACAGGACAAGCGCGCGATTGGCGAGGATGACAGGCTTGGGGAGACCGATCGAGGGGAAGTGCCGGTTGATGCGAGAGGAAAACAAACGGGCCTGGTCATCGCTGACGCCGCCGCTTGTGCCATAGGACAGGCGCTCACTGGCTTCGTCATAGAGTTCACAGGCATCGGATACGGCGCAAACACGCGGATAGGTCTCCATCAGAATACTCAGGAATATAGCCTGCCAGAGTGGTATGTTCAGTGAATGCTGGACTTCGAGAGCGAGGTTTGTTCCAGACAAGCGCCGGATTTGCGCCTCCAGCTCATGGATGAATTGCGGATCAGTGCGGGCCTTGCGCTCATTGTCCCGCTCCCGCCTTGCCAGCGGAAGGGCACGGGTCACCTGCATGTGGTTGCGCTTGCCCATGAAGTGCGCAGTGCGCCGGGCTGACCAGTTCTTGCGTTCGATGATTTCGAGATAGGCGCGACGGCGCCAGTATTGAACGGTCGGCTCTTGTGAGCGCCCTTTCAGATCCTCGGGGTGAAGCCCGGCAGACTCGCATATCTGCTTCAGGATCGCGTCAGCCGCTACGGCCATCTGAATTACTGTCATCTTCCCACTCCCAGCCCCGTGAAGGTCCCCAGCCAGCGGGGGCGGTCTGCTGGCTGGGGGTTTACCGAACGCCAGGGGACGTCAGGCGTCGGTAAAATTGGACAAGAACGGATTTGAGTGCTGCGCCTCTGCTTCCGCAGCAATGCCCTCAAACGGCTCATCGTCATTCAGGATGGCTTCGATCTCGGCTGCGTCGTCTGTTGGGTTCACATCCAGATCGGCTGGCAGGCCGTCCTTCACGCGAGCCGTGGCCATGTCCAGCTCCTCCTCGGCGCGAATGCGGGCGTCTCGGGCATCATCAGCCGCAGCCTTTGACACCTCCAGCGTCTTGAACGCCGCATCTTCTGCGACTTTCTTCAGGCCCAGTTCTCGGGCGTAATGGTTCAGGTCTTTTTGTTCCATGTGGATATTCCTCTAGGCTTCGATGCCGAAATCTCGGCGGGCTGCGCGGATGGATACGATTACGCCGGCGGCCACGTCCGCAAACTGCATGGCCGTCAGGATCAGGAAGGTGATGGTGCCAAACGCAGGCGCGGTCATGTACGCAATCAGCGCAATGACGCCGAGCGCCATGCTGAGTATGTGGTCAATCAGACCAAGCGCTCCGATGCTGGTTGATTTCCATGTCTCGATGACGAACAGCGGGATGGCCACCAGGATGATGAACTCGCTGGCCGAGCCGGTGGTCACGTCACCAGAAGGGACGGTCCAGCCGAAGAAATCGCGATCGAGCGAGCCCCCGGCGCCAAGCGCCACATAGAGCAGCATCGCGATTATGAGGGTCGGGAATGAGAGGAAGTATTTCATGAACACCCTCCCGCCCGGCAACTGAATGCATACCATTGGGTCATTGGGGGTCTCCTTCGGTGGGGGTCACGCGACAATCCCGAAGCGCTCTCGCCCCGGCTCTTGCTCGCTGTTTGGGCGATCCCGCATGCCATCGACGCGCTCAATGGTCTCTGCGTCTTCGTCTCCGAGAACTTCCGTGGCAACGACAAGCTCCCTCAGATGGGCGATGCTCCAGTCCTCTGACTTGGATACCCAGCGTTCCAGACGTTGCTCGCAAATATCAGGCAGCCTTGCCTTGAAGTATGCCCGGCGGGCCGCCGCTAGCGGCATGCCAACATACTGTACGCGATCAAACCGACCGGGGCGATCCGCGAAGCGGCGATCCAATCGCTCCGGGTAGTTCGTGGTTGCAACATTCACAACATTGGCGATTTGTTTTTCGCCATCCAGCATCGCAAGGAATTGCGCCTCACCATATCGCTCAACCAGTGCATCTATGTCCTCGTAGACCACGATGAGTGGCCGCTTTGGCTCAATGGCCCGAAGGTCATGTAGAAGCGTGGATGTGGTATCCGGCTCACCGGCCATAACAACAATGCCCTCAAGGACACGCATCATATGTGTAGCCATCTTCTGAACGGCGCTGGTCTTGCCGGAACCGGGTGGCCCCCAGAGCAAAAGCCCCCGCTTGGCCGACATGCCGCGCTCGGCATACTTTTCAGCCTTCTGCCAGAACGTGACAAATTCCTTCAGGAGCATGTCTGTGGTAGGGTCAGGAAGGTCGATCAGGTCATCCACATCGATATTCATGCGCCGAAGCATTGGCCCTCGCTGGGTCGGCTGGCACGAATAGAAACCCGATGGAATCATATGCGTGGTCTCAGGGACCGATTGGAACATGTCCCCCATCACAGCCCAGCTTGCGGGCATTGCGGTTGGCTCGTCTCTGTACCCTGTAGAACATGGCGCGGCTTCCATCAGGCGATTTCCTATTCTGCTTGTGTCGGTTCCAAATTGTGGTTTCGGGTTGCTCACGCTGCTTCCTCCATCAGTTTCAGCAAGGGGGCCTGTGCGGCTTGGCGGGTCATGCGGCTCTCTCCTGTAGTGTTGGATCGTTGATTACGTCGTGGATGTCCTCCCATCCGCGCTGCTCCGGGTTTTCCCCGAGGTGAGCTGGCCAGACACCGCAATCGCGGTATGCGTAGAATGCGATCTCGTAATCCCGCATGATTGCAGGCTTGCGAATGTGATTCTTGGAGAAGACAAGGTCCGGCTCTTGGCTGTGGCGAAGAGATTCAAGCCCTCGCTCGATCTCGTCAGCGACTTCGCTGGCGGCATAGTGGATCAACCACCCAGGATATCGCCACACCTGCCAGCCGCGACTTTTCAAGAATGCGTCGCGGGCAGAATCGCGCTCTACGGCCTCGGGGGTTTCGTGAAATTTCTTTCCGTCACATTCGATAGCGACAAGGTGCTCCCTGCCGTCATGGCCAATCAGCCTGAAAGCCATATCAAGCCGATAGCGGCCCACCTTCAGCTGAAGCACGAATGCCGCCTCACAGGAGCTCGGCTCCCAGTCGTAAAAGCTGTCATTCGGGATAAGGCAGAACCGCCACTGTTCCAGCAGTTCCTCAGCAAGAGCTCGCTCAATAGGGCTTTCAGCCACCGCCCTGACGTGTGCAAAGCGGTCCCTTGTCTCATGGATCGTCCCTTTCGGGTGCGAGTGCGCAAAGATGCTCATGCCGCCTCTCCAATTTCCAGATTTTTCAGAATGCCTTTTTCGGCGGGTGATCCTGCGAGCAGTTTGGCTGCGTGCCTCAGCATCTTGGCCGGGGCTGTGCAGCCGGGCTCATGAGGCGCGGGCGAAAATGCCGTGATCGGCCAACCGCCCCCCTCGACGTAGATCCGGAACGCCGCGGCCCAGTCCTCTTCCGTCAAGGTCGAGTTCTGCTTGGCCTCGCCAACCCAGTTCTTCCAAACGCCGTTCTTGAGCCAGGAATAAATCGATGGAGCATACTGGCCATCTTCCGCGGTATGCTTCGGATCGGAGTAACAGGCCTTCACCGCGCTCAGTAGCGTCTGTTCATCGGTCTGGTTGAGGATCGTCTTCACGACCTTCGGAAGACTGTCCCGTGGAGCCATCCGGGCTTTGGCTTTCGGGAGAAGGCTCAGGATTTCCTCTGAAACCTTTTTTGGAGACACGCGCTTTGGTGTGGGCTTCTTCTCTTGGGTATCTTCTTTAGCTGTCAACTCCATGGGGTTTACATCGTTGTCGCCCTCTGGGTTTACATCGTTGTCTACTTCCTTGACATCGATGTCGCCTTTTTTGACATCCGGAAACATTGGGGATTCAGCCTCGATGTCGCTTAAATTGACATCGAGAATTACTCGGTATCGAAGGGCGCGCTTGAGCCCCCCGCGTGTCCGTCCAATGACCTGAATGTACCCAAAATCGGCCAAGCAACGCAGCGCCTTGTTGACTGTTTGGCGGCTACATTTTGCGCGTTCAGCGATCTTGGACTGGGATGGAAACCCTTCATTGTCCTTACCCATGAACGACCCAAGCGTCGCCAGAATACGAAGCTGCTGGGCAGTCACTCGATCATCTTCGAGTACCGCGGTTGGAATGATGGAATAGCGAGCCTGGCTCATGATACACTCCGTAGGTTGGCGTTCTTGTTTCGGATGATGTTGGAGCCGATGCTGTGCCGTAGCGTGACGGTCGTCTTCTCACCGTTCCGGTTCTTGGCGATGCCCGCTTCAATGATGCCGCGGCACCGCAACAGCTCCTTGGAGGCCGCTTGTCGCTCCTCATCTGGGAGGGCATCGTTGTTGGCGATCTCTTCCCAGATGTGATCTTCGCGGTGCAGCAGGATGACCGCCGTAGCGTCTTCCTCTATCTTTCCGGAGTCGCGCAGGTCGCTCATCTTGGGCCGGCGCATTACCTTGTCGGTCTCGCGGTTCAGCTGGCACAGCGCAACGATGGCGATGTCCGGGTGCTGTTTGGCGACATCCAGCAACTCGTTGCAGGCAAAGCTGGTCTTTTCGTAGAGGTTGCTCCAGCGCTGCCGCGGCGCGATTTTCGCAATATGGTCAATGAACACGACACCAAGGGGCGGCATACCCCAGCGGGCGCAATGGTTCTTCCATGCCCGGATCTGGGTGTTGACCTCAGCCACTGTCTGGCCGTGCCGCTCATTCAGCAGGAAATTGCGCGCCTGTGGCGTTTCCAGAGCCGCCATGAGGTTGTCACGGGTTTCCGCATTCATCATGCCGGGCGACTTCATGTCCCCCACCTGCGGCGTCCACACGCCGTTCTGCCAATTGATGTAGCAAGCCAATCGGCGCTTGAGTTCGATGGCCTTCATGTCCGCGGAAACAAAGCCAATGCTTTGCTCGGCAGCCATGTTTGCCCCGATGCAGACAGCAACCGCGGACTTCCCTACGCCGGGACGCCCCGCCAGGATTGACAGCGTGCCCCGCTCGAAGCCCTTCAGGCTGTGGTCAAGATCGGTGATGCCCGTGCGGATCAGAACCGCATTGTCAGACTCTGCGAATATATCTTCCGGCCTGTCCGCGGCGGATACCACAGGCGCATTTCCCAGCATCCGGGACCGAAGCCCTTGCAGGCTGTCCTCGCAATGGTTCAGCGTGTCTTCGCCATTGCCGGACTGGGCGAGGCTGGACACTTCCTGCGCCATGCCGAGCAGCTTGCGACGCACCGACATGTCAGCAACCATGCTGGCGTAGTCAGGGACTTCAGGGCCGAACGCCGTGGCGTCCGTCAGGTACTCCAGAAACGTCCCGGCAGACATGCCCTGCCCGTCCAGCACTTCAGACCCCTTCAGGGGCTCCAGCAGCGTCACAGCGTCTGCTACACGCCCGGATCGGATGAATTGCGCGCACATCTTGAACACTTCCTGATGAAGCGGCGAGTAGAAGTCCTCGACTTCCAGTTTTGCTGCGACTTCGTAGAAGCTATTGTTGTCGAACAGGATCGCGCCGAGGAGTGCTGCTTCCGCGTTCAGATTGTTCGGCAGTGTCTGTGTCATTGTCGTCCCCAGCTTTTTCGTGTTCGTCCAGTTGTTCTTGAATGCGTCGGGCTATGTCCCCGATAGGCTCGAAAGTCGGCGGATGGGTCATGCGCACGCCTCCTCAAACCAGTTGTCTCGGAGCTTTGTGCGTATGAATTTCGAGACGTCTTCGCGCGAAACCTTGTCGCTGAAGGTCCAGTCGCAATAGTTTCCGAACTTGCGCATGTGGTCGGTCCAGCCCCAGCGCAGACGCCAGTTGACCTTCTTGGAGCCGCGCATTTCGTAGCTGATGTGAATCCGCATTCCGTCAGTGGTGTCGAAGCGCCCACAGTGGACTTCCGGGAATAGGAGGTGCGGCTTGAAGTCGATGGCGTGGAGGTTCATGCTGCCTCCTCCGGCCAAGACCATTCAGGACCAGCAAGAGTGATGGGCGCAGCCTCTGCGCGAGGCCCCTGGCTAAACATAAACTGCTTGCGGGTGCCGATCATCATGCGGACAGAGTGACTGGAACGCATACCGCAGTCAGGCCACTTGACCATGACTTGCTCGAAGATGTGGCGGGCCTTCTTGCCAGCGTCATGCTCCTGGAACACGAACGCTCGAAGGTCGTCTGAATACTTGCTACTCATCAGCAATATACCCCCTTGTTGTTTTTGAATGTGGCTGGCATCCGCGCATTGCGGTCGTATCGTTCAGCGCCTCGAACGAGAGCTTCGCGGTGGTCTAGGGCTGTGAGGTAGGCGCGCGTCTTGGTGGCTGTTTCACAGTTTAAGCAAAGCTGCTCAGGGCATCCGGAACGGTCGTAGGGGCAGGAAGGGCGGGTGTGGCGGGTCATGACTTGCGCTCCAGCGCATCTGCTGCCACACAGGCATCGCACCACTTGAATGCCCCATACGGTGATTGTCGAAACAAGCCGGAGTTCTCATCGCGGCAGCTGCCGGACGTGTGGCGCTCGCACCCCCCCTCAGCGATCAGCTTCAGGGCATCCTCGTAGGCCCACATGCGCTCTTTGACTGAATCCAGAGACCGGTTTGCCCACGCAATCGTTGACCGCAATTCATCGTCGCTCACGCTGCTTCTCCTTGTTGTTGAGTGATTGCCAGCTGGTAGACGTGGGCTTTGCGGCATTCAGGGCAGTGCCAGGTGTCGTCCGTCATGCCGCCACCTCATCGAACTTGGTCGACTCGTTGCCCCATGTGTCCCAGCCCTCGCGGGACTGGCGGCTGAACAGCTCCAGGCGGCGTACGTTCGGCACGAGGGCCTCGGCAGCGGAGAACGCCTCGTCAGGTTTGCGAGAATGCTCTCGCGCTTCCGCCATGATGACGGAACGCACGTTCTTGGCGGTTTCAGGGTTTCCGTTGGTGGCGATCAGGAACGGTTCATTGGCGCTACGCAGACGGTACCCCGTACCGAAGGCCAGCTTTCCGGTCTTGGTGGTCTTCACCCATGTGCCGGCTGTGACATACCGGAAGCCCCATGCGTCGATTACGTCAAACGCCTCCCGAAGCAGCGGGTTGGTAGCCCAGAGCCACAGGACGCAATCACCAGCTGCCAGTTCTCCGACCGGCATCGCCTTGATGTCATCCAACGGCATGCAGTCGTATTTTGCCGCCGCGTTCTTGTGTTCGCCCTTACGCGACCAGTTTTCGAACTGCCACGGCGGGTCAGCCATGATCAGGCCATAGGCGAACATTGGGAGCGAGCTAAATGTCATCTACGCCCCCATGCCGGCTTGGGCGCATGATGCTTTGCTTCAAGAGCGATCAGCTTGCGGGCAAGGATGGCCCATGCGGTTGTCTCCGTCCCCCGCCCCATGTCAGCCCCCTGCCGTTTCGAGAGGGGGAGCTTGTGGCGCGAGACGTTGCGGCCAGTATTCGCAGTCTTGAAGTTCAAGCTGATATTTGGCCTTTGTTCTCCATTGGCATCCGCAGACCCGGCACTGCACAAGGCTGTAGTCGCTCCAGTGAGAACCCCTTGACGACGCATAGTGGCGCTCGTTCCTGATGAGGACGAACCACTGTCTAGGCCGCTCGTTTGAGCCTGGACGCATACTGCCGAACGTCGGCCTTTTGGATTCAGAACAACGACACGCAGCCATCACGCGCCCCCTACCCGCAAGAGCGGAAGCACCAGCACCACGCCAGCCCAGAACATGGCGCACAGCGTGAAGCAGAGCGTGACCAAGCCTTGGTACAGCCAGTGGGAGCGGCAGTGGGAGGATGGGAGAGAGAGGCGGATCAGGGGGATCAGCATGGCTGGCATACCCCCCAAGGGTTACGCCGCGCACTTTTTACGTACCGCCGGTATGTTGACGGTTGCGTGACGGTTAACGTTGCGCTTGGATAGTTAATTGCACCCTTGAAAAAATAGGAACATGGTCCTATCAATCGAAAACGAGAGGGTGAACATTTGGGGAACGATGAACGGGAGGAATTATGCCGGACTACAAGGAGATTATCATGGACTGCCCAGCGAAGGTGATCGCCAGAAACGGGTTGGTTCGATTGACTTACACCCGGTACGCCGATGATGGGGAAACCATCATTGAGCAATCTCATGGCCGCGCCGTCACCCTTTCGGCGGCCAAGATCACCGCCCTGCGTGTCTTGCAGGCGTGCGCCGAGATTGAGGAAGCGGCGCTTGAGGCCAGCGAAGAATCCAACATCACGAGATTGCGGGCCTGACATTACGCGGCCCCCTGTTGCGGCTCAGGGCGAACCGTGACGGTTGCCAGAAGCTCCTCAAGTGTTGCTGTCTCGTGAGCGTCCGCAACGGGTTGCAGCCACTCTCTTGGTATGCCCTTGCGGCGCACCCAATCCCTGACCTGATGATCCTTGCAGCCGCAGCCAATCGCGGCGGCTTGTTCGGCATAAGTCTTGCCTAATTCAGACAAGATTGTTTCATGGCTACGGTGTTTCATAGCCAACACATAGCAAATAGCTATTTTGTAGGCAATAGCGCAATGCTATGTTTTTTGGTGATAAGGAAGCGGCATGTCAGATAAAGACTTTGACCGCATAATTGGGGCTCGCTTGAAAGAGGCCCGTATATCCGCCGGGTACGAGACTGCGCAGGCCGCAGCAGATGCCCGCCCCAAAGTGCACGTTCAAAGCGTAAGGGACCAGGAAGCAGGCCGCCGGGGTGTAAGCCCGGAACAATTGCTTCTATATTCCAAGAAGTATGCGGTATCTATCCAATGGCTGCTCACCGGCGAAGGCCCGATGACTTCCATTGAGGGCCTCGTTGATGACGTGACACTCAAGATGCTGACACCGGAGAAGAAGCGCGAGGTTGCCGACTTCGCCCGGTTCGTCGCGGCTCGCAAGTAAGCGCCCCAAACAACCGTAATTGCTATGGCCGGGCACATTCGGCCAAAAAAATAGCATTTTGCTATTGCCAGCATAATAGCATTTCGCTATGGTCTCCTCATCGAAACAGAGGACGACACCAATGACCTTCGACATCAGCATCATCTCCCCCGCTGGTACTATCGGACACCAGTTTTTGGACCGCGACTTTTTGAATGCCTCTGAAGCTGAGGCGTGGGGCGAGCGTCAGGCGCGGGCCATAGGCGACCCCTACGATTTTATAAGCGTCCGTCAGGTCCCCGCCGCTCAGGCCGACGACCATCGTCTCGTGCCCTTCTGAGCCGCCTGACCCCATCATCGAAACAGAGGAAGACACCAATGGCAAATGACTTTCCCTATCTCGGCGCGTCGGACCTGTACGGGCCTTGCTTGCCTGACAGCGTGACGGATTACGGACAGGGCTCCCAGCCCTATGAAAGCCGCCCCCCGCGCTTTCCGAGCGCCGAGGAGACCGATCGTCAGCGCGATCAGCTAGCCCGCTTCATGAGCCGCTATGACATGTTCACCCGCGAGGGCGAGACCCAAGAGGAAGCATACCAGCGTCACAAGGCGCGGATGGATGGCACCGCAATGGACCGCGCCGAGGCGCGCAAGCTGAAAGGAGCCGCCTGATGCAACGCTACATCACCATCGCGAGATACGATCTCGGCTTCAACATGGAGCGGTCTACTGACCAACTCGACAAGGCTGAGAGTGCGGCCCAGTTCGCCGTCACACGAAGAGACGCCCTGTGGGCAGTTGTACTGAACGAGGACGGAGAAGTTTTGCTTCATCTGATCCCCGAAGAACACGAACGGAAGGGAGAGGCGGCATGAGCGATCACGATGCAAAATATTATCGCAAAAAGTGGATGACTGAGGACCAGTGGGAGTGCGCCAAACTGGCAGCCCGCATCTGTGGCGGATTTCACCACATGGGCAAGCCTGAGCCAGCTGGGAATGGTGTTTGCTGTGAAATTTTCAAGTACGAAATCGCAACCTTTGACTTCAACGAGATGACCCGAATTGTTGTGCTGGCTCACGACGCCTGCATCAGGGTTGAGTTCGGACGCGCCACCAGAGACGCCGAGTATGAGGGGATGGAGTACGAGGAGTCATACTCGCGCCTGATCCTTCATAAGCGCGACCGCGAAGGCAGCATAAGCCAGCGCCACCCAACGCTTGAAGAACATATCGCGCTCATTCGTGGGGTGCCTGTCGATGCTTGATCTCCACACCCACATATCCCGCCACCCGATGCGCTGCCCCATCCAGTCACGCGCCATAGAGGGAGCCTTCGCAGCAGAGCGCCTTGAGGGCGTCAAGCAAGCCCACTTCGCAGAGCTGTCAGACTACCAGGAGATCGAGCGCATCTACTGGGAAGCAGGCCCGAACCTGAGAGCCGTTATCCATGACCAGTGGATGATGGCCAGAGCAATCGCAAGCAAGCGGTTCAATCGTTACGACACCGCCCGCCAATGTGAGTGGGCCGCAATTGAGATCGAGAGGAAAGCGGCATGACCCCCGCCAACCTCACCCGCACAAGCAAGCACCCCCTGGCCTGCCCTATCTGCGGTGTCCCGTTCAATACGCCGCTGGGCCGCCAACTGCACTGCAAGGACGCCCACGGAGTCACAATCCTCATTTCGTCGCATGACCACAGGAAATGCGATGCGTTTCATGAAAGGAGTAAGCGCAATGGCTGATAATTGGGATACTGCAATCAATGAATTGCTGGACGATTTCTTCAGGGCGGAAGCAGAAAGCAACGGCCTGAAAGCCTCTGCATCTGAAATCGCCAAGCAAAAGAAAGAGGCGGATCAGCGGGTGGAAGCCGCGCGGGAGCAGCTCGCCAAGATGCTCACTGAAGCAGGCGTCACGACCGAAAACCACCCTCGCGCACAGATCACACTCGCCTCTGGCCGTGTCACGCTTCAGGTCGCCCCTGACGCTGATGTGGAGACTCTACCAATCGACATGGTGCGGATCAAGAAGGAGGCCGACAAGGCCGCCATTCAGGCCGCACTTACCGAGGGCCAGAAGGTCCCCGGATATTCGCTGGCGCAAGGCGCGCCATCCCTGCGCATCAAGCCCGTGAAGGAGAAAGTAAATGGCTGACGGAAACCACCTTATTGTCCAGGAGCAGCGCTCCAACCTAATCCCTCGCAATGGCGAAGAGGCATACGGCATGGCGAAGCATATTGCGGCCTCCGGGCTGTTCGGGTGCAAGACTGCGGATCAGGCGTTTGCGCTGATGCTTCTGGCTGACGCCGAAGGGATGCACCCAGCAATCGCTGCGCGGGATTATCACATCATTGAGGGGCGACCGTCCCTTCGAGCTGACGCCATGCTAGCCCGCTTCCAGAGCGCTGGCGGCAAGGTAAAATGGACCGAGCGCTCGGACACAAAGGTCTCCGCCATATTCTCACATGAGTCCGGGGGAGAGTGCCCTATCACGTGGACCATCGAAATGGCCTCCAAGGTTAAGCGATACAATCGCAAGAAGCAGCAGTATGAGGCTCTGACGGACAATCAGAACTGGAGGAACTATCCTCGCCAGATGCTAACAGCGCGTGTGATTTCCGAGGGTGTTCGGACGGTGTTTCCCGGCGTAATTGCGGGCATGTATGCGCCTGAAGAGGTTCAGGACTTCGACGATGCAGGGCGGGGCGATTTGAAGCCCATTCCGACAGAACCTGCTAATGAGCAGACTCCAGAGCCCACCCGTTCGGAATCCCTCATTGATCTAATCAATGCCTGCGAGACAATGAACGATCTTGAGCAACTGGCCTTGCAGAAAACAAGCGACATCATCGCCATGCCGGAGAAGGACCGCAACGCCGCGCAGAAGGCCATCGCAGCAAAGCGAAAGGACCTTGCCAATGCGCCCAAGGATGCGGAGTTCGTGGAGCGCGACCCGGAGGCCGACAAGGCATTCATCGAGAAGTTTTGCGAGTTCGTGGCGGATCGTCCGAACAAGGAAACTCTGGATGCTCTGTGGGCTAAATACAAGGAACGCCTCGCGAGCATTCAGGCGGCAGATCCTGAACTCTATGATGAGGCCGTCAAGGCAGATGCACTCAAGCAGCAGGAGTTTCAGGCTGCGGAGATGGCCGCAGAATGAGCAAGCGAACGGTCTACCTGAAGCGACCTGATGATCGGGTCATGCTGGTGCCTACGGATCGCAAAAGCGAAGACCTCATAAAGAAGCTTCGCCCCGGTCGCATCGTCATGATCCGTTCGCACACCGCGCGCAATGGCAAGCACCACCGTTTGTTGTGGGCTGTCGCAGGACTGATCGCTGATAATTCCGAACACTACGACGATGCGGAGCATGTCGTTGAACAGCTAAAGCTTGCAACCGGCCACGTGAAACGGGTTTGGTATGACGTACCAGGATTAGGACGTATCCAGCAGATCCGAGGTGCCAGCATCGCTTACGAATCCATGTCGCAGGAGGACTTCTCAGCGTGGTTTGAGAAAGCGCTGGTGTACATTCAAAACGAGATGCTTCCCGGCGTAGAGACCGAAACGATCCGCAAAGAAATAGCCGAGGCGTTGGGCCTCGATTGGTGGCCCGCAGAGCGCGGCATAACCCTTAGCATGAAGGATGAAGTGAATGGCTGAAGACCTTGACCAGATCGTCAAAGACATAAGGCGGGCGTATGAGACATTTCAGGAAGTCACGGATGTGGAGTCTACAGATCGCCTTCGCCGCGCCTATACAGCGGCCCTGCTGATGCACGCTCCCGCCATCCTCTCGGATCGTGACGCAAAGGACGCCACCATCCGCGCCCTACAGGAAGAGAATGAGGGGCTGAGGGAGACCTTCGCAATGCGCGACAAGCTCGTGAACGCGGGCATCCACCTCGCACTATCAAACTCAGATATTTACAACCTCGATATGTCGCCAGCGCCAGCAATAAACAGCTGGCATGAATCTGAAGCAAAGCGGCTCGCCCGTGAAGCATACGACGAATACGAACAGGCTCAAATCGAACAGCTGCAACGCGACATGGATGAGGAGGACACCCCCAATGACTGATCTAATTGAGCGACTGGAAAAGGAAGGCGGGTCAAGGGATATGCCGTCACCGGAGGAATTTCGCCGTCACCTCAAACGCGGCTCCCTGAAGGGCGCTTGGTGGAAGGGGGAGATTTCAGAATCTCTTCTGCTGCAAGAGCTTGCGCGCCTTGAGAAGGTAGACGGAAAGAAAGTTACCATACCATTTCCCATCAGCGCAATCGCCCTTCTCCGCGCTCTGGAGGACAAAGACCATGCGTGAATTGATCGAACGGTTGGAAAAGGAAGGCGGGTCAAGGGAGTTGGATGCGGAGGTTTTTGCTGCAACCAGCGCCGACCACACCACATACTGGAGCCTGAAGCGCTACCAGACTGGACACGAAGAGTTCTTGCGCGGCTGTAAGCGTGACGGCCTTGTCGTCGGGCCAACAGGGTGCGGAACAATTGGTTCAGTTAGGACTCCGAACCTTACCACATCCCTAGACGCAGCCATAGCCCTGTGTGAGCGGGTGCTGCCGGACCCATTTTGGGGTCTGCATACAAACCGCGTAGTGGCAAATGTGTATCACGCCGATGTTGGGACGCGGCAACCTCATAGGACATGGCTTGGCAGCGCCGATATCCCAGCAACCGCCCTCTGCATCGCCCTTCTCCGCGCTCTGGAGGACGGGAAGTGACACGCGAAGAGGCCATCAAAAGACTGGCGGAAACGCCGCAGTACATCCCGGCGCGGTGCTCATGGTGCAAGGCGAGGACGGTCAGCGACGCATCTACCAAGTGCCAGCCCCAACAACTCCCGTGCGGTGACTATTACTGCGGCACACCCGAAGAGGCCCCCGACACAGGCGGAAAGCTTCACCAGCTGAATCCGGAGTATGCCCGCCTCGATGGCTATCTCTGGGGCTGGTACGCCTATGACGAGGGCATGACGGACAAAGAACCGGAGTGGGAGGACGGGAAGTGAGCAGGCCGCTGACACCTTTTCAGCTCAAGAAGCGGATCGAGACATTGCTCGACCTGTGGAAAGCGGCTGGCATGGAGGTCGGCGGGCTTGTCATTGACGGTGATCGTATCGCTATACTGACCCCGGAAGGGGCGGCCAACGAACAAGACCCCTTCGAGAACTGGCAGAAGAAACGGGGCGCGGCATGAAGTACCGGACGACACACAAGAAACTCGCCAGCGGTCGGCTCAAAATATACTACTACACCGAAGCCGGAACAAGGTTCTTCGACTGCATGGATAACCCCATGTCCCAGCCATTTCCGGCTGCCTTCCTGAGAGCATGGCAAGAGGCTGTTGATAGCGAACCAGGATCAGGCAAGCCCGAAGGCGACTGCGCCCAATTCATTGAGGACTATCTCGCCAGCGACAAGTTCCTGAGCCGCGCCGAGGCGACCCGTGCAGGCTATCAGTATGCGCTCGACATTGCCCGCAAGGAGTTCGGAGGCGCGTCTATCCCCGTCATGGAAGACAGGCGGTTCAGAGGTGCTATCATCAACTGGCAGCATGAGTGCGCCAAAGTATCCCGTAGGCAGGCTGACCTGAATGTGCAGGCGTTGTCCCTTGCGCTCGGTTACGCCCATGCGCGCGGCCTGATCCTGCACAATCCGGCTGCTGACCTTCCGAACCTTTACGAACGCCCTGACGACAAGCGCCCCTTTGATGAGTGGATGACAGCCGCATTCCTCGACGGCGCATCACAGACAGAATCCGACGCCTTTCTGCTGGCCCGCCACACTGGCCTGCGCCGGACAGATCTGGCCCGCATCACATGGCCTTCATGGAAAGGCGACTATATCGAGTGGACGACCTCCAAGGGGCGCGGGAAGCGCTTGGTCATCATTCCGCTAACACCGGGCGCCCAATCCTTCCTCACGGGCCTGAAGGCGCGCTCTGGCGATGCTGTGACGCTTTTGACGGGGGATAGGGGCAGACCCGTCCAGCCGCGCCGGATTGGCGATCTGGTGAATGACCGCTGCGACCTGCTCGGCATCGACCGCACCTTGCACAATCTGCGCAACACCTACGCCACTGACTGCATCCGGGCAGGCTTCTCGGATGAGGACATTGCCGAAACGCTGGGCTGGTCCATCGATGACGTGAAAGCCATGAAGCGGGTCTATGTGGCCCGTGATGAGATCAATGCCGCGAAAATCAAGAAGCTGAGGACGAAGAGATGAAAAAGAAGTTAGAGATCGAGGTCTGCGAACTGTGCGGCAAGCCAATGAGCGTGCATAGCAACCGCGTGGAGATGCCGAAGGATTTCAAAACCTACGGCAAGAATGGGCTGATTATCGATATGGGGTATTCCATAGGCGGCTGGGGATACCGGCGTGATGCCGTCAGTTTTGGAGAAGAGGTATGTGATGAATGTTTTGAGGCGGCCCAGCCCGTGTACGACGCAATCCAAAAGTTCTTGGCAGATCGTAGAGGGCGGGAGGGCGATCAGGTTCGAACCGTGTGGCATCGTGAGCCACCACCCGAAAGACGTGGAGCATCGGTATTGCGCGCTCTGCCATCGTTTCGTGGGTGACGAGAACAAGAACGCAACAAGTCCGGAACAAACGAACCAAGACAAACCAGCCGACAAACCGGAGGAATAGCAATGGCCGCAAACTGTAGTAAATACTGGTGCCGGCTGAGGGACTCGAACCCCCGACCCTCTGATTACAAATCAGA